TGGTGAAATCCAGTCACACTAAATACTTACATGAAGAGATTCCGAGCATTCGCTGAAGCCGACGAATATTCACTCAAAGTCAAGAAAGATGATGTGGTGAAAATTGGAAAGTTCAAGAATCGCGTTGCGGTCATCAAGGGTGTTAGTAAAGACGATCACGGGCAACCGGTCCTTGATACGACCAAAGGCAAGTCAAACCTTTTGAAGGGAAGACTTCAAAAGTTGGAGGATTCCGATGCAGGGTAACCGAATATTGTATGACAATGTGGACCGAGACGATTGGGAGAAGATTGTTCTCAAACTGAAAGACCTTGGTGAGTGGAGCAACTTCTACAGTATATTGGAAATACCTGGTGGCATCACTCTTTCGTTTGATTGGTACCCAGATAAGAACATCCTCAAGTGTACGCTTGAGAAGAAACCGTGGTGGAAGTCCAAGTGGACCATCCAGGAAAAAATAGATAGGATTGTGAACTCTCCAGAAATCTTTGTCCGCTAAATAGAACGAGATGACATTGGCAATCAACAGCACGGCGCTACGTCTTCCGGACGGCCAATATGTGCGTGAAGAAACCGCAAAGGACCTTTTGGTCCTGCACTTCACCGCTGGCACGACCGCGAAGAGTGCTGTTGATTTTTGGAAGTCCACAAAGGATCGTGTGGCTACCGCGTTCATCATGGACGTTGACGGTTCTGTTTTCCAGACGTTCGATCCGAAGTATTACGCATTCCATCTTGGAATGAAAGGCACCCATGAACACGACAAGCGTTCCATCGGTGTGGAAATTGTCAACATGGGTCCGCTTAAGCAAGTCGGTGACGTACTATGCTCATGGCCCGGCAACTTCAAACAGCGTTTCTGTCTCGTGTCAGAAACCACAAAGTACGTCAAATCAAAATTCCGAGGCTATGAGTACTGGGCAGCGTATACGCCCGCTCAGTCTACCGCTATCGGTCCGTTGGTCGAACACCTGTGTTCAACCTATGGGATTCCAAAAGTTCTACCACCGCATGATAAGCGGGAAATTTTTGACCCATCGTTTTTTGGCTCCTGGAAAGGGATTTGCTCCCATCAAAATTTCCGAAGCGATAAAACAGATGTGGGGGTGGCTTTTGAGTGGTCCTGGATTGATAATAAACGACTTACCTAGGTTCGTGGTTTTATAAATAAGTGCGTGAAACAACACCACTTCATCTACAAAACGACGAACCGTAAAAATGGCAAGTACTACATCGGAAAGCACTCCACAGACAATTTAGAGGATGGGTACCTGGGATCCGGTAAGAGGTTACGGTACGCGATTAACAAATGCGGCCGAGCAGCATTTGAGAGAATCATATTGGAGTTTGTGGATAGATTTGAAGAGTTGGATGAAGCTGAAGCACGTTATGTTACGGTCACTGAAGTTAGGGATCCCAGATGTTATAACCTAACATTGGGCGGCCAGGGAGGAAATGGTTTTACTTGGATTGGAAAACATCATACACAAGAAACGCGGGAACTGCTTCGGGAAAAGAATATTGGAAAAAAGTTGAGTGAGGAGCATAAAGCAAAAATACGAGCGTACCGGCACACACCTGAAGCGATTGAAAAAATACGAATGGCTTCCATAGGTCGAACACACAACCCGGAGTCATGTGAAAAAATATCCAAAGCCAGGGTCGGTATGAAGTTTAGTGAGGAGCATAAGAAAAACCTGAGCTTGGCACATCAAAAACCTATCGTTAGATAGGTTCCAAGATGAAGGAAGTTTAATGAAAAAAGTCCCTGGAAGGCTTTGACATTGGCGACCACTGTGCTATACTTAAAGAGTAGCAGAAACGAGCGAGATTAGAAGCCGCTCGAATCTAACGACCTTTGACAACTGAATACCAGCGTAAGTTGCTCCGGAGGGGTTGCCCCTCCGGAGGGACAAGTAACAAAACGGAATTTACCGCTTGCAAGCATTAACGGTGATGCGCCTGTCTGAAGAACAGGAAATGGGGATTCGAGCACCTCGCAAGCGGCCATAAAGGACGTGCCGTTGAAAGCGGCTAGTTAGGGGATGCGCGAGGACAGGCTGCCAGCCTTAAGCCACTGCCGTAGAGCCGGTGTGGTTCTCATTGTAGAGATTCAATTCAAGGAACACCAAAGCCCTCTTACCTAATGACGAGAAGCGGGGTAACGCCCGTAAAAACGCATACACAAGGATTGTCCGCAAAGCCGCTAGCCACGCAGACTCACCCATCGTCTGAACCTGGGGAAACCAGAGAAGCGGGATGGAAGTCTTCCTCACGTGGACCATCATGATAACGCGGTGCGGGGAGACATTAGATGGGTGTCTCCCTGTGGAAAATACAGAGACGGTGGGGGTTGCCTGGGCGCCCTTGGTAGAAATACCCGGCGCCCATACGGGCAGCCTCCGCCCCAACCGAACAGGGGTGTTGGTGAGTAGAGAACCAACCGTAAGTGGTCGACAAATAAGAGCTTTCGGCCAGCCAAGAATTTCATTCCCCATTCGCCTAATTGGTAAGGCACCTGACTGTTAATCAGGGTGGAAACACAATCTTGGTTCGAATCCAAGGTGGGGAGCCAAGTTTGGGGTGTTAGCATAGTCCGGCTTAATGCGCTTCCCTGTCACGGAAGAGACCACGGGTTCGAATCCCGTACGCCCCGCCAAATTTCCTCGTCGTCTAACATAAGGGTAAGGACACCGCCCATCCGAGCGGTAATGTAACTGTCACCTCAGTTGCCGGGGAAATCAAGTTTATGCTCCTCTCGTCCAACGGATAGGGCCCAGAGCTACGGACTCTGGAATGTGGGTTCGAATCCTACGGGGAGTACCAAGTTTTGTGTGGATAGACAAAATGATGAGATTGCGGATCCTACCGCTAACAATGTTCCGTACAGGCGGCAGAGATGGTTCGACGCCCTCACATTGAATATAGGAAACTCATCTAACTGGAACGATTCGTGAAATCCCACACCAAGTTTTCAATGGGCCGTTAGTTCAACGGCTAGAATGGCTGGCTCTTAACCAGTAAGATCAGGGTTCAAATCCCTGGCGGCCCACCAAGTTTAGTTTCAGGGTGTAGCTCAGAGGCCAGAGTTCCGGTTTTGGAAACCGGATGCCGTTGGTTCGACTCCAACCACCCTGACCAAGTTCATAGAGAGTTGCCAGAGCCCGGTAATGGACCAGTTTGGAACACTGGAGTCAAGGTAACACTTGCGAAGGTTCAAATCCTTCACTCTCTGCCAAACCAAACTTTCAACCTGAAAAGTATTGAAAGCATAAATATGTGTATGTCCAAAATATGTTCTCGGTGTAAAGTAGTCAAGGACCTATCCCAATTTGGAATAAGAAAAACTGGGAAACGACAATCTCTGTGTGTGTCATGCAATAAGGAATACCACAAAGAACATTATAGGAAGAACAAAGAGACGTACCTAACGAACAATAAACATCGGGCCCAGCGTAGATTATTGTGGTTGTCTAACTTGAAAAATACTCTATGTTGTGAAGTCTGTGGAGAATCTCGTCCAGTTTGTTTGGATTTTCATCACATGGACGCCACAACAAAAGATCGAAATATAGGTTCTACGTTCGGTTGGTCAATTGCGCGGCTGGAAAGAGAAATCGACAAGTGTAAGGTTCTTTGTTCTAACTGCCATCGCATTTTGCATTGGCAAGAAAATATGGGGTAGTTGGCAAGTTGGTTAAGCCACCAGACTTTCAATCTGGTCATCGTGGGTTCGATCCCCGCCTACCCTACCAAATCATGACCCTGTAGGCGAACAGGATAAGCCATCACCCTCTCAAGGTGAAGATTGCGGGTTCGAAGCCCGCCGGGGTTACCATATCGAAGATGCCGCCGGCATTCCGGTGAGGCAGGGGTTGTGCAGGTTGCTCAGTTGTAACAGATTGAGACATTCGAAAGGCCGACAGGATAGGTCGGTGGCTTGCACAACCAAATCAAGTCTTGTGGTTGACGTATGCAGTAGATAGACAACAGGGTATATCCTGTGATGTAGCTCAGTGGTAGAGCGGCGGTAGATAAGCCGTGGCGGCGGTGGTTCGAATCCACTCATCACGTTCATGGATGAAAGCACTTCTCTTCAGTGTACCGCCTGGACCGATTCGTGAAATCCTACTGACAGTTGTAAAAGTTGTTTTTGTCTGGTTTGCTGACAACCACTGCCTCATACTAGGAGAGGCAAAAAACCAGTCACCTTTTAGCCCCGTAGCACAATTGGCAGCATTGCACCTGTCTTAGAAACAGGAGGTTGGGAGTTCGAATCTCCCCGGGGCTACCAAGTTTCATGGGGGAGTGGTGTTTAACGGTTCAGCATAGCGGTCTCCAAAACCGTCGGTCTTGGTTCGAATCCAGGCTCCCCTGCCAAGTGTTTTATGTGGGCGTTGTCCGAGCGGTTTAGGAGGCGGACTGTGAATCCGTCAAGAGGGGTTCGACTCCCCTACGTCCAACCAAAGTTTCCTGTATAGTTCAAAGTCAAAGAAACCACTGTCCGAGCCGGGAGGCTCCCTGAAAGGTTCTTGAGAACAGCCCCTAGTTCCGGGGAAGATGCCAAGTGACGCCTGGATGCAGGAGCCAAATATGCCTTTTAAGAATAGATAGCGATTCGCTACCTTGGTAAGGTAGACAGGAAGGCGCAAGTCCTTCAAGAGGCTCCAACAGTTTCAGGAGAGTTAACCGGACAAGCGCGCCGGGACCGCCTCGAAAGCGGATCGGTGGGATGAAGAGTCTCATTAGGGGGCGGGACCTTAGCTCTCCGCCATATCGGGTCGCTAGTTCAACGGCGAGAATATCTGGCTTTTAACCAGAGAGATCAGGGTTCGAATCCCTGGTGACCCACCAACAAGTTTAGATGAGAGGCTTCGGTCCGATAACCAAGTCGATTGCCGCGAATGCCGCGAAGGTGATGAGTACAAAGATAACTACCATACTGTTATAGTAGCAATCCGAGTACCAAACTCTAACCCGTTTAGAATCAGTTAGTTACGAATGTTGATGAGATATCCAGCGTAGCACAATTCTACAGTTTTGTTGAACTTTTATGTATCTGTTGAAAACAGTACAGTTACCCTGTAGCAAACCTCAACGGTCCATAGTGGGTTCTTCTACAGTTCCTGCCCTTTAGCTTAAATAGTTGAGCAGTCGGCCGATAACCGACCGGGTGGAGGTGCAAGTCCTCCAAGGGCAACCAAATTTTGTGTGCGGTTTGAGTGTTCATTGCTCCATCACCCGGTCGTAAGTGGCTTGCTCCGAACTACGAAAATGTTTGGAAAAAGTAGTCACCTCTCGCGGCTGGGCAGAGCCTCTCAACATTATTCCAGGCTTGATCTCCTGGGAGCCCAACAAACCGCACACAGACGTATTCTCCGAAAGCAGTTGTTCGAACCTTGAGTAAGTTGGAACAAAAGGGCACGAAGGTGGCAAGCAGTAGAAGGATTAGTGTAACGGACAGCACTGCCCTGACAAGGGCCAGACCGGTTCGACTCCGGACCTCCGAACGTGGAATGCTCAATCCACATGACCATTAAGGATTCCCGTCGAGGGGGAACAGTGATTGATTTTACCGAGGGACTGAAAGTGAGTGGTCTGGAAGTTGCCCGTCATATTTCACCAGTTTCAATGTACTGGATGGGGTAGAAACGCGCCTAGCCTCGGTCATGCCTCCAAAGTATAGATAGCGATATGCGGGTCTTTTGATTTGTATAAATACCATTATGATCTGCCAATACTGTTCAGTTAGTTTCGTGAAATCGGGTTCACTGAAAAACCACGAGGTCCGGTGTCCATCAAATCCCAGTAGAGTCATTCAACGAGGTCGGAAGGGAAAACCTGCCTGGTCCAGGGGTTTGACAAAAGAGACCTCCGAAATCCTCCTAAATTCGGCTAAGAAAATCTCACAAGCACAACTGGGAAAACCTGGAAGAAAGCACACACCAGAAACAAAAGACAAACTATCAAAAGTGGCATATCAACGGGGGTTGGGGGGCCACACATCAAAGAAGAAACTTTATTTCCAAAAGAGGGACGGTAGTGTTGTCTATCTCCAAAGTTCCTATGAATCCAGGTTTGCCACTATTTTGGAACAACTTGGGGTGTTGTGGGAGAGACCAGAGCCATTGCTGTGGGTAGACGATTTTGGAAAAAAACACAGATACTACCCGGACTTTTTGGTAGAAGGTGTGTATGTTGATACAAAGAATCCGTACCTGATAAAAAAGGATAGTAGGAAAATTGAGTTGGTCAGAAACCAAAACCAAGTACACCTTGAGGTTGTTGGAGAAGAAAATATAACCGAAGAGCATGTCTTAGCCCTCGTAGCTCAACTTGGTAGAGCAACCGCCTTGTAAGCGGAAGGTTGGTGGGTTCAAGTCCCTCCGAGGGCTCCAATATTGGGGTATAGTTCAATGGAAGAACACCAGGCTCTGAACCTGGTGACCTTGGATCGTTACCAGGTGCCCCAGCCAAATACGCCTCCAAAGCATAGATAGCGATGTACCGGTTTCGTAAACCGGATAGCCCGGCGCAAGTCCGGGTGGAGGCTCCAAGGAGGAACTTACTCTATGTTGTAGTATGAATACTACAAACCGCAGTTACGACAGAAAAGTTGGTGATGCCCGTATTGGTGTAGGTGGCAGGAAATGCTATTGCTGTAACCATTACCGTGGCTCATCAAAACGACATCTAAATAAACTTGTCCGAGTGACGCTGAACCGTGAATTGCGATCCTGGTATATCGGTGGTGCCCTGGCTTGCCAAGCCGGAGAGACGGGTTCGACTCCCGTGGTTCGCTCCAACATTAGTCCTTATTCCTGTGACACCTTGGTAGGGTGACAATCACACCTGCGGGACTAAAATAGAGGTCGGCTGAGCTACCAGTACGCCGGCCTCGGATCTTTTTACCATGTGCCTCCGTACCGCCATGGTTTCCTAAACCATACAGCGTAATTGGAGGAAATGCTGGTTCGAATCCAGTCGGAGGTTCCAATGAAAGGTCGTGCTGAACGGCGACACCAGGAAGAACGTGCCAAAGCGAAAGCCCGTCGGTTCATCCGCGGGTGGTTTCGACCAAATGATAACCCAGTATCACCAAGGATGGTAGGAGTGACCGCTTCGACCCATTGCTGCCCATGTTCCTGTTGGATGTGTTCGTATCCCGAACCACTTCCCATAAAAAATCTGGGAACAGTAGTTGACACCGACGAGGAATTGTGAGACAATATAAGTAGATGAAGAAACACAAGTATATCGTAGAACCAGAGTACAGACTGTACACTTTGGTACATAGGTTCCTATCGCCTCTCCAGAAGGGTCTCCAGTCGGGTCATGTGGGTGTGGAACTTGTCATCCAAGGCAGCACGATTGCCCAGCACTGGGCACTGTACGATAAGACGATGATTGACCTGGACGGCGGCAATTCCAAATCGCTGTTTGCGTTTGAAGATTTGCTGAAGAAGTACGCGACAGGAAAGTACCCGTGGATCCGATGGAAAGAAGATGCGGATACCTTTGAGGGTGTCACGACGGCGATTGGAGTAGTCCTCCCTAGGAGTGTGTATGCGGGTACGAGCAAGAACAAGAGCGATAAGGCAATCTATTCTTACATCAAGGATCTTCCGCTGGCTGTTTGAGGAATTCCTCGTCATCGGATACACCTGTGAGAGTCGATTCTTTGCGGATCTTGAGAATGGGGCGTCGGTGTATCCATGCCCCGAACTGTTGGCAGAAGGAACACCTTGCGTTGGTAAGTGTTGTGGTGGTATTGAAATCGCCATGTTCTACACCAAGCAGGTGATTCAACCAGAGGAAGACTAAAGTTTAGCCCCTTAACATCAACGGTTAGATGGCTTCCCTTACAAGGAAGAGGTTCCCGGTTCGAATCCGGGAGGGGCTACCAAAACAATGGCGATGGTTCCACCCATAGATCCTATGAGACGCAATGTAAAGGTGACAAAGACGACTGTGGCAACACCTCCAGTTAAAGCAGCATGGTTTAAACCAATACCAGCGGCGCCGTCTCCCTCAGTAAAATTGCCGAGAGATTCGGCACTCACACCCTGGACCTATGTGCGCGTCAAAGCACCTATCAACTTCCAATTTTCATCCGACACTAAGAAATTCCACAACGGTATCGTAAAGAACTGTACTGTGTACTGTCGGAAGACTGATATGGTGATGAAGGGAGAAACCGCGTACCTGTTGCTGTATCAGCGCCCGAAGCGTTACTGGGTCGGACATTTGATGGTGCCATCCGGTGGCAAAACATCCCTCGAAACCGTCCGCGATGCCATTTCTGGCAAACCTCATGAAGTGATCGACGGCGGGCTCATCATGACTCTGGATGAAATCTATGACATGTTCATGGAACATCCTTCGACCTACGACAATATGTCCCACAAGACTCGGTAACCATATGATGTACACAGACAATAGCCATCCATGGTTCTGGGTAGAAGTCAAAGGTCCCGCGGGTCTATCCTTTGAATACAACACCATGACCAAATCTCCAAAGATATTGACAGATTGTAGATTTGCGGTCAGACGGTGCGAACTAATATCCACTCATCTGAAGGATCAACCATATCTTGTGGTGGCAGAAATCGCTGGTACGCATTCGGAAGATTACGCTCTCACGTTCATCACAGAGGAAGAGGGTAGGATATACAACCTAAAGACAATCCGACGCGATGGGAAAGCTACCAAACCGACAACGGGCTATGCCAACCACGTCCAAATATTGTATAACTGCATTCGTTTCTCTCGGTCTATTAGTCCATATGATGCCGCTCCGAGATTTCGCATTGTTGATTTGGATGATTCTTGGGTGTCGGCAATGGCTGCCGATAGAGATTGGTTTGATGGAAACATGAAGCAAACTTAATCTTCCAACACTTGACTTCTACAGTTGTAGTACGATACCATAGAAGAGTAGGAAAGATATGCGACCGAGCATTACATTCATGGTTGACGTTCTGGAAGCCCTCGGCTACCGGAACTCGGTGGCTCTGTACGACAAAAGCCCCACCAACCCCAAGCTCATCGAACATATCCAAAAACTGTATTGGGATGTCCAACAGCGCGGGGAGCCTGATTGGCTTTACTCTTGCCGGGACAAGATCCGCTATGGAACCGCGTGGGAAGCCACAAAGGCGTCATATCGCATGTCCCAGTGGCGTGGATGGGAATTTGACCCGTACAAGTGTCGATTCTGCGACAAGTACCATGTGGGTCGTCTGAAGGAAGATCGAGCAGAACGAAAGAGGTTTTATGAGCAACAAATCCGGCGTGCTTTACCACAAGGGTAAGAGCGGCACCATTTATCAGTGGAGATCGTGGACCGAAGGTGCGCGACTCTTCACTGAGTACGGCCAGATGGGTGGCAAGTTACAGGTCGCCTACCGCGATTGTGTCGGAAAGAATGTCGGCCGCTCAAACGAGACGACCGCTGCCGAACAGGCAGACGCCGAGTTGGTTTCTCTGTACAAGTACCAGCTGGATCGCAAGTACTCCAGGTCCGTTGAAGATGCCGAGCAGCCTCTTTTGCTCCCGATGCTGGCAAAGGACTTCGAGAAGGAAAAGAAGAAAGTCCAGTACCCCGTCTTTGTCCAGCCGAAGTTTGACGGCGTCCGCTGCCTTGCATTCATGGAAGATGGTGAGGTTGTCCTCCTGTCCCGATCCGGCAAACCGTATAACGTCCCGCATATCAAAGAGCAGTTGAAAGCCCTGTTCATTGTGCTGGGTGACACCATGGTCCTTGACGGAGAACTGTACATCCACAACACTGGATTCCAGACCATCACCAGCTGGGTGAAGAAACTCCGCCCCGAAACCGCGAAGGTTGAGTATTGGATTTATGACATCGCGGACGATGAAATGGCCTGGTATGAACGCATGGACATGCTGGGTATCATCGGACTCTATCTGACCCACAGTGGAGATTTATCCAAATCGCTGAAACTCTCCCCGACTGGTGAAGCCAACTGTGAGTTGGATGTGTACAAGTTCCAGGCTGAGTTCATTGAAGAGGGTTACGAGGGTGCCATCGTTCGAACTCCCGACCACCTGTACCGCTTTGGATATCGCTCCGGTGGGCTCCTGAAGGTCAAGACGTTCAAGGACGCGGAGTATGAGATTGTTGGCTACCGCGCGGGTGAAGGGTCGTATCGTGATTGTGTCATTTGGGAGTGCGTCGATAAGCAGTCCGGAAAGACCTTCTCCGTCAATCCCAAAGGCACGTTTGAAGAGAAGGCCGACTGGCTGGCGAATGCTGACAGTTACCTTGGTGGGTCCCTCAAAGTCAAGTACTTTGAACTGACCGACGACGGTCTCCCGAGGTTCCCGGTTGGAATCGGAATTCGAATGAGTGAGGATATGTAATATGGCAGACATGAAATTTGATTACAATGCTCAGGAGGCTCTCAAGGAGTTCTTGCAGGCTGGGCCGGTTGTTGTGACCTTCACCAAAGTGGATGGGACAGAGCGGACGATGCGCTGCACCACGAACATTGATTTGATTCCAGAAGAGAAGCGTCCGAAGGAAGGCATCGTGTATAGCGACGAGATCGAACCGACGACCGTTAGGGTGTTCGAACTTGATCTCCAACAGTGGCGGTCCTTCCGGAAGGATAGCGTGAAATCGTTCAAGCTGACTCTGGTTGGGGAATAGGATGCGAACTCAAGATCAAGTTAAGTTGTTGGAGAAACATCTTCAAACTGTCTCTATGGAATTGCTTGAGCGTTGGCTTTGTGGTGGTGACCCGTATCACAGACTTACGACATCTGAATTGATTCAAATGGTACCAACACAGTTTTCGGGTCCACATGGGTTGAATCTCTTTTTGGATGCGGCGCCGGCAATCTGTAGAGAGATTCTGGTTCGGCATAAATAGGAGTACTATGGGATACTTCGACAGACCGAAAACAGAACCGGATCCATCAACAGACAAGCTGGTTGTTGGTGACAAATGGATGGTGAAGGTCGGTGGGATATTCTATGAGCGTGTGACCATCGTAAGTATTCCTTGGTTTCCTTTGATGGATGTTCGCTGCCTGGATGAGAAGGGGCGAAATATCAAAGTCAGTCGTGGATCTTTCCTCCGAAAGTCCATGTAGTTAGCGGGTGTGGTGTTCAATGGCTAGCATTCTTGGCTTCCACCCAATAGGTACGGGTTCGAATCCCGTCACCCGCTCCAACAACAGAAAGAAGGTGAGTGTATTATGAAACTGAATGATTTTCGCATGGCAATGCGGACACTGGAATCGTATGCCAATCTTGTCCAGAGTTATGCTGAGGTCGGTGGTGAATACAACTTTGAGAGTATCATCGTTGAGGATGATGGCATTCGGTACTCCTACACATACTGCCATTGTTCCAATTGCGGCAATGAATATGATTCCACTACCTTGACCGACGAACAAGCTCAGGCAGCCCTCGATGGCAATACGCCATATCTCACTCAACTTCTCCAGGAAGGTAAAGAGCGCCGGGAGCGGACCAAGATTCGCTGGGAGCGCCGCAACAAGCGCCTGGAGGCAGTGAAGGCTGCCAAAGCCAAGATTGCCAAAGAAGAAAAAGACCGTGCGACATACGAGAGGTTGAAAGCCAAATATGAAAACTAAGATTGGATTCAAGATTCTGATTGAGTACGATCCGGCGAACCCGGAGAGTATCGACAATCTCATAGAACGTATGCGGGAAGCAATCGACTGTGGTGGATATGCAAACTGTGATGGTAGTAATGGGTTAATAATCATGCGACCGCTGAAACCTGAAGAGAACACCTGGTACGGTAGCGCGTACAATCTCCCATAAATAACACAAAGGAGGGCGAATGAAAACCATTCTCTCTATTCTCACGCTAACGATTCTGTCTCTTGTTTTGGTGGCAGCACCTCCAACAGTAGAATCACAACCGCAAACACCGGCGATTGCTATTGGGCCAGTTCCTCCGCCGAATCCGTGGGATCATCCACCTTGCCCACCTTGCTATGTGGTTCCTGACAGTACCGTTCAGTAGTTGATTGGACTTTGATTAACCAAACTCCTCAAAGTTATAAATAGTTGTATGGATAAAGTTTGCTCAAGATGCCATAAACTAAAAAGCGTTGAGGAGTTTGGTTTCAACAAAAGGCGACAGGATGGACACCAAACATACTGCCGAGACTGTAATCGAATTTACCAAAAAGGGATATACAGAAAGAATACTGGGTACTACCAAAAAAGAAATAAACGGTCAAGAGAAGAAAATAGAAAATGGTGGAATGAAGTAAAAAGCCAATACTCCTGTACCTATTGTGGTGAAAGCCACCCAGCCTGCATTGATTTTCACCATACGGATCCATCAGCGAAGGAAACAGAAATATCAACAGCAAAATCCAGGGGGTGGCCAAGAGCCAGAATTTTGGTAGAAATGAAAAAATGCGAACCCGTGTGTTCCAATTGCCATAGGAAGTTACATTGGGAAGAAAATTTAGGGGTATAGTTCAATAGTAGAACGATGGACTTTGAATCCATTGACCCAGGAGCGTTACCTGGTGCCCCTGCCAAATGCAGAATCCGAGAAAACCAACAAAGAAGAATGCCAAACGGCTGCCGACACGCAAGCAGGTGAGACGCGCTGTAGAAGCATACTGGAAAACAGCCGGCAAGTAACATGAGTAAAGAGTTTGTCATTAGATTTTTCCCGACCATCCAGATGATCTCCTGTATTGGAGCGATGCTGGTATATGGATACCATAGAGAGTGGAGACAGTCGTTGTACTGGTTCTTCGCATCAGGAATTACCGGTACCGTCGCGTACCTTTTGAAGTAGGATTATGCCACTATATGATTACAGATGCCCCGAATGCGGAGCAACAAAAGAAGTCCAACATAAGATGGATGAAGAAGTTCAAGTGTTGTGTCGGCATCAAGGCAACATCATGATGCATGTACCACCACACAAAGTTATCATGGAGCAAGTCATCACAGCCCCGAACATCATTTTCAAGGGTTCTGGCTTCTACGCAACCGACTACAAAGGAAAATAGGAGACCACCATGTCCATGAGCAAACAAGAAAAGGAAGTCCGCGACCAGCGCATCGGTTTGCTCCATGCATTTCTAGAAGTGTGGGACAAGTATCCAGATCTCCGGTTCGGTCAACTTGTATCAAATATCTCTCAAGAGATCGCATTGACGACGGACTCATATTACATCACAGATAGAGATTTTATGGCGAAACTTGAGGAGAAACTTGACGAGGTGCGAAGGTCGGTATGACTCAGCTAACCAAATCGGACTTCGATCAACACATCAAAAACGGTGGGAAGTCCTATTCAGCCGTGCTGTGGATTATTCGCGCACATAAAGCCTGCATTGATGCGTATGAGTATGTGCTGGATCTGGAAAAGAAATACACCAGCTTCTCTACTTCCCCCGATGCCCCCGTCTTACCTCTGAACTACTTCTATGTGGATATTGACGAGTCGCCTACGCTGGTAATGAAACACAGTATCCGGACCGCTCCATTCCTTGTCATCTTCGACCCGATGGGTGTCCCTGTGGATATACTGAAAACCAAATCCCCGGTAAAACTCAATGCTACCTAAAATCCTGACCTTCTGTAAAATCGTCTGCCTGCTTTCCCTCTCGCTACTCCTCTTCACAATCGCCAAAGAAGTCACCAGATTCAATGACCACCTGATTGTGGAGACAACCCAGTGGCGCACCACTACCCAGAATGAGATTCATGCGACTCGGCAGGAGTTGCTATCCAAAGTGGACGATATCCGTGGAGACCTTCGGTCTGCTGTAAGCACTACCGACAGGCGGATATCGTCCATTGAGGGGAAAGTATTTGCGGAAGTGGCCGCGGTGCGGAGTGACACATTCACCAAGTTGGATTCAATCCACAACGATTTGCTCCCAGTCCGTGACAGTGCGCTGGTATTGGCCAAGACGTACAACGAATTGCCGGCTACCGTCGGTGCCCGACTGGATCCATACACAGACTGCAAGAATAATGCTCTGTGTTGGCAGGCCCAGTTCTCCGATACGCTCTTTGCGGTCCGCACGACGACCCGTGCCGTCGGAGAAAACGTGGATGACATAGCGACCAACGTCAATTACATGTCCACTAACTTTGCGACATCTTCTGGAATCTTCGCACGGGATTTCCCAATCATGACTTCCAACATTGCGGCAACTACCAAGAACATCAACAAAATCACACAGCCAAAATGGTATGATCGCATCATTACCTATGCGGCAACTGGAAGCCTGTTGTACTTCAACATAGTCGGTGGAAAAAGTCTTGCAAAAGTGAACTGACTGTGCTATACTTAGATTATGAAAACACTCAAACTTTTCAGGCTACATCCTGAAGCTATTACACCAACATGCGCCACAGAGCGTTCTGCATGTTTCGATATCCACGCCTGTCTCAAGCCCGACACAAAGGTGACCATGTGGTTCCCCGATAACCACAAAGAATCCGTCCCTGTAACGTGCTGGTTTGAATTGGGACCAGGAGAACGCGCATTGATTCCCACGGGATTCATTTTTGGCATTCCTGAAGGATACAGTTTGCGGATCCACCCGCGGTCTGGGATTGCAATCAAGAGTGGTATCAATCTGGCAAACTGTGAAGGTGTCGTAGATGAAGATTATCCAGAACAGACGTATGTGGCTCTGACCAACAACAGCGAAGTTCCGTATCTCATCAATGACGGTGACCGGATTGCTCAAGGTGAAATCGTTCCCGTCCAGCAGTTCATATTTGAAAATGTTTTGGAAAATCCAGTAAATCGTACAAACCGCGTGAGTGGAGTAGGTTCTACTGGTCGGTAGTCGTATAAATAGAAGTAGAGGTGCCTTCGGGGCCTCTAAAATCGAGAGAAGTAACATTCTTGCTTAATAAGGAGAACAAACAATGGTTAAGTTTACCATTCCCACCGAAGTATCGCGCACTCTGATTGGTTTTGACCAACTCATGAGGAGCCTCGAAAGTGATTTTGATGCCGGAGTATCCCCATCGAATTCCACATATCCCCCATTCAATCTCGTAGACAAAGGAAATCAACTGTCGGAAATCCAAATTGCCGCTGCTGGTTTCACAGCCGATGATTTGGATGTGATTTATGAAGATGGTATTTTGATGGTCCAGACAAAGCCCGAAAAGAAGGCGTTTGATGTGGATGTCAGATATATCCATCGCGGAATCGCAAAGCGCGCCTGGCGCCTGCGTTGGAAGTTGCTTGATACAGTTGAGGTCCGCGGGGCAGCTATGGCTGATGGTGTGCTGACAATCTCTTTGGAGAACGTCATCCCCGAAAGCAAAAAGCCGCGCAAGATCGAAATTGGCGCGGCATCGACCAAGTCACAACTATTGAATGAATAACCTGTGAGCCGAGAGGTTTGGGTGCTGGATTTCTCGGCATCCTCAATACCTTACCGATTAAGGGAGCACCCAAAATAACATGATTGAAAGCATTATTGAACGCATTGGACATTTTCTGAAGAAAGCCTTCAAGGTCCCAACCCTCTCACACGGTACCTCAGCCGAATGGCGTACCTACCGAACCACGATCAAGAACCAGTTTCCTGTCTACAGCAAACTGATTGAGATTCTGGAGTGGATTGACATCCAATGCGCTTTTGTATATCGTATTTGGTGCGACAAGATCAAGTACCCCATCATCCACAGAACTACACAGAAATACCACATCATTGACACCAAGCTACCACCAGCGTACTATGGGGCCGATACGCAAATGCTCCATGCATGTTTTTCCATTCTGGTGGATTTTGTGGAACATGAATGCGCGTGGATGTATCACATTACGTCCGATGAACTCAATGACACCAAATTCAAACCTAACCGCGAAAATGGTTTGAAGTATCTCGCATGGGAAGCCAGTCTGACCTACGATGGTGACATGGGTGTGGAACCAACCGATGAAAAGTATTTGAAACCTACACCGCAAGCTCTTGCTGCCAAAGAGACGGCAGAACTGTACATCTGGTGGAAGGATGTCTTTGAGAAGCGCGTAAACGCCTATAACATGTATTGGGACAAGAAGTTTGGTGATGAGGAGTGGAGTGACATTTTCAACGACATGTCCTACAGTCCGACCAAATTTGACCTGATGCAGGAACTCGATGATAAATATGAAGCCGAGGAAGAGGAAATGCTCATCCGGTTGATGAAAAATAGAAGGTGCCTCTGGACATGAAGATTGGAAAATACGGGCTCGCGCTCATCAAGAAAGCAGAAGGGTTTCGACCAAAAATCTATGACGATGTAGGTCACCCAGCAATAGGTTACGGTTTGCGGTTGTCTCAAAAGGAAGTCGCAGAATACCAAGATGGAATCACAGAAGAACAAGCAACGGAACTCCTGCGGGAGTTCCTTGAGTCGGTTGAGTATACTGTGAGTAAGCTGGTGACGGCACAATTAAACCAAAACCAGTTTGATGCGCTGATGTCTCTGGTGTACAACATAGGTGTTGGAAACTTCATGTCATCCACAATCCTAAAGATGCTGAATACCAAGAACTTCGATGCTGTACCCGCTGAGTTTATGAAGTGGACCAAATCGGGTGGTAAGGAACTGAAAGGTCTTGTGGAGCGCCGCAAAGTTGAAGTAGCATTGTGGAATGATGATTTGAAAAATGAAGTCTTGCGTTCTTTGTGAAACTGTGTTATACTAGTGTAGATGAGTAACTTCTACACAAACGTACACCAGTCCGGCAATTTCATATACGTCCGAGAAGTTGGAGATAACAACCACCGCACCAAGTTCAAGGTGGAGTATAAGCCAACTCTTTTCGTAACCTCACAGGACCCAGCATCACCCACAAAATCCCTGCACGGTGTTCCCGTCGAACCCATTCAATTTGGCGATATCCGAGAAGCCCGCGAATTTGTCAAGCAATACAAGAATGTCGATAACTTCGAGGTCTTTGGTCAGACACAGTGGGAGTATGCGTGGATTTCCGATACCTACCCGGATGATATCGAACTCGACCTATCCAAAATCCGAATCTCGAATATTGATATTGAAGTTGAGTCCAAGAACGGATTCCCAGAACCAGACACAGCCGAAGAACCGGTAATCACGATCACGCTGAAGGATTTTGGTTCCAAGAACTACACAGTATTCCACTATCGCCCCGATTTCGATGAACTCGATTGGCGGGCAGAATACCCAGAACGTACCAATGTCAGGTTCATTATCTCCGAAGATGAGGAGACAATGCTCCACCAGTTCCTACTTGTGTGGAAAGCAAACTATCCGGATGTCGTGACAGGTTGGAACGTGCGCCTGTTCGATTTCCCGTACCTCATCCAACGCATGAAAAACCTATTCGGTGACAAGGTTGCCAAACAACTATCACCGTGGGGAATGCTTTCCGAGCAGACAGTCCAGTGGATTGGGCGCGACTACAAAGCGTATGATATGGTCGGAATCTCCATCATTGACTACATGCAGATTTACAAGAAGTTTGTCAATGACCCACGGGAATCCTATCGGTTGAACTATGTGGCACAAGTAGAGTTGGGTGAAGGTAAGGCAGCATACCGCGGTTCCATCCAATCATTCTACGAAGATGACTTCTATGGCTTCCTGGACTACAACATCAAGGACGTTGAGTTGGTTGAACGACTTGAGCAGAAAATGAAGCTGATTGAGTTGGTTCTCACGGTCGCGTATGAGTCCAAAGTCAACTATATCGATGTGCTGAGCCAAGTCCGAACGTGGGATGTCAAGATTTACAATGCTCTCCGAAAAGAGAACACGGTGATTCCGTTCAAGGAAACCCACGATAAGTCCGCTGCGTATGAAGGTGCGTATGTAAAAGAACCAGTTCCTGGCATGTATGATTGGGTTGTATCGTTCGACGTTACATCACTGTACCCATCCATCATCCGTGTGTTGAATATCGGCATTGAAACCAAGGAGACCAAATACGATGAGATTGACCCTAAAGCAGTCCTTTCAGAAGCACAAAATTGGAAAGAGGCTATCACCGAAGCAAAAGGTAAAGATTGGTCCCTTGCTGCGAATGGGGTCTGCTACCGAAAAGACACGGTATCCTTCTACAGCAAGCTGATTGAAACGATGTTCGCCAACCGACTGAACTTCAAAAAGTTGGCAAAGAAATCAAAAGACGAACTGGAACACTGCCACGACGATGCATTGAAAGCCAAGTTGGTCAACGATGTTTCGCGTTACGACTTGAAGCAGAAGGCAGTCAAGATTGCCATGAACAGTCTATATGGTGCCATCGGCAACGAGTACTTCCGGTTCTTCGATGTCGATAACGCCGAAGCGGTTACCCTGACCGGCCAGTACATCATCCAACAAATTGAGCGTGAGTGTGACAAGCATATGAATAAGCTGCTTGGTACAAAAGGTGTTCCGTATGTGGTATACTGTGACACAGATTCGGTGTATATCCGAATGGATGATGTTGTCAAGCAATGTGTGAAGGATCCCTCTGACACTGTGAAAGTCATCGACTTCCTGGACAAGATATGCAAGAGCGAACTCCAACCCTTCATCGACAAAGTTTGCCATGACATTTCGTTTGAGAAGTTGAATGGTATGGGCGACCTCATCAAGATGATCCGCGATGTGTTGACAGACAAGAGCATCTGGACATCCAAGAAACGGTACATCATGAATGTGTACGACAGTGAGGGTGTTCGTTACGAAAAGCCAAAGCTGAAGATTATGGGTGTTGAGGCTGTGAAGTCATCGACACCGAAAGCCTGCCGCGAGAAGATTAAGGAAGCAATCGGAATCATCCTTCATAAGACCAATGACGACTTGATCGAGTTCATCGAGGAATTCCGAGAGAAGTTTGCCGAGCTACCTATCGAGGATATCGCGTTCCCCCGCGGCTGTAATGGAGTCGAGAAGTACACATTGCCGAATGGCAAACCAGATAAGGGTACACCGTACCACGTCCGCGGGGCTATTCTACACAACTGGTTGATTCAAAAGTTGGGTCTGGAGAATAAGTACAAGCTGATTGGAGAAGGCGAGAAAATCAAGTTCATCGCACTCCGAGAACCGAACCCAGTTGGTGATAAGGTGTTGTCATTCATTGACGATCTACCGGACGAGTTTGGTATGAACAAGCACATTGATTATGACGAGCAGTTCCAGAAGTCATTTCTGGATCCTCTTGGCATTATCCTGAATGCGATTGGGTGGACGACTGAACGCAGGTCGAGCCTGTCGGAGTTTTTTGTATAGAGAAGGAGAATGCATGAGTGAGCAAACTGCATTGGAAGTTAAAACTCATAACGCTGGTGTTATGGGTGTCTATAGTGGTAAGAGATTTGATTTGTTTGATGTCGATGAATCCAAAATTGACATCATTGACATTGCCCACGCTCTATCCTTGATTTGCCGATTCGGTGGCCACATCCGTCGCCATTACAGTGTCGCGCAACATTCGTTGATGGTTGAGCATATTGTCGCGTACCTGTGGGACGATGGTACTCAGGAGTATGAAAACCAGTATGCTGACCGGCTTCATGCGTTGCTTCATGATGCGTCCGAAGGTTACATGGGAGATATCCCACGGCCGTTGAAATACACACCGTCTATGGAGTTGTTCCGAGAGACGGACAACAAACTCCAAATGGCGATCAACCGAAAGTTTGGTATTCCTGAAATTGAAAAGACACATTTCATTGGCATTGCAGATGAGATTGCTTTGGCTGTTGAGGGTGAGAACTATTTGCTTTCGCGTCCATCCTGGACTAATGAGATCAAGAACAAGAATGCGCGAACCAGAGAACTATTCGATGTAGGTAACCTGTTTAGGACGAGCATAGAGAATCTGTCACATCTGGAAGTCCAGAACAAGTTCCTTGAGAAGTTCTATTTCCTGAACTCCAAACCCTACTTCACCAAGTAATATGGCACTACTCAAACAAATCACATTCCTGGAAGGATGCCGCGAGGACATCTTTTCCGGAAAGAAAACGATCACCATGGTTCCGGGTGAAAACGACTATGAATCTGTATTGGATGTTTCATTTTCACTATCCGGACCGTGGACGTCACCCAAAATCCTAGTGATGTATCAGTACAGCGATGAATTGATGAACCTGGATTTTGCTGACCTATTGGAGTATGGTTTCCAAAGTTTGCCTGATGCTATGGATGGCCTAAAAGAACAGTATCCTCAGGAGCATAACGGACCGTATTCTATATGGACTATTGTGAGATTTGAAATCTATGACCCCAACAAAAAACACCAATTCACTAACTAACAAACTGACTCGCAGAGGTCTTTTTGGGATACTTGCTGGTGCCTTCGCGGCACCAGTACTCCCGATCCCGCGTTGGAAAGTAAAAGCACCATTCGAGATTACCAAAACGACTATAGTCCCTGTAGCGGCCAGAAAACTCAAAGCTACTTGGACCTTAGAACTGGCACAAGACCTCAAGGCACTACACAGTATTGAAGCTGAACAACAGTTATCTTCCATTTTGTCTAAAGAAATCCTAGACGAAATCGATAAAGCTAACAACCACTTGACAGCCTAGCACCAACTATGCTATACTGGTAGTGTATGAAAGTCATCATTGCTGGCGGCCGCGACATCACCGACCCCAATCTGGTTTTGGAAGCGATTGACAAATCGTGGTTCAACATCACCGAGGTTGTCTGTGGTATGGCGCGGGGCGTCGATACTCTTGGAAAAGAATGGGCTGAGGCGCATGGTATTCCTGTGAAGGAATTCCCAGCGAATTGGTCCAAGTTTCATCGTGCTGCTGGTCCCATCCGAAACGCTGAGATGGCAAAATATGCTGATGCGCTCATTGCGATCATGAAGCCTGGTTCGAAGGGCACTAAATCTATGGTAGAGATCGCGCACAAACACAAGCTCAAGGTATTTGTCCTCCATGTCCCCTCCACTTCCGAAACCCCTAAATAGAAGGAAAGCGAATGACACTTAAAGAACACAGAATGCTCACCGAAAGTGCCAAAGCTGAACAGGCTATCGAAATTCTCGCAAGAGTAATCAAGGATACTCCATACGAGAACAAGATTTTTGTGGTAGGTGGATATGTTCGAGATTTGTTGCTTAAGCGTCCTAGCAAAGATGTTGACCTTGTGGTTGACGGTTTCGGGCTTGAGGGTGGTATCCAAGCTGCTGAGTTCATTGCCCGACAACTTGGAATTTACAGAAAAGATTCAAACCCAGTCATCTTCCCAAGGTTCGGGACAGCCAAACTAACAATCAAACTACCAAGCGGCCCATTTGATATCGAATTCGTCGCCCCTCGCAAAGAGCAGTATACTCCTGGATCCAGAAAGCCCTTAGTGTCGGCTGGCACGATTCATGATGACGCGCACCGCCGGGACTTCACGATAAACGCACTATTCAAGAATCTTTCAAGCGGTGAAGTTATGGACCTCACTGGTCGTTCACTAATCGACTTGGAGAAGAAGATCATTCAGACGACGAGTGACCCAGATTGGATTTTCCAAGAAGATCCACTAAGGATCCTTCGCGCTATCCGGTTCGCCTTCAAATACAACTTCGACCTACCTCTATCGGTCATTCGTGCGATCAAACGCAATGCCGCGAAGCTGAAGGATATTTCGGCTGAGCGTATTCAGGATGAACTGAACAAGATTCTGGTGACTGAAAAACCATCACGGGCCATCCGGATGTTTGAGATCACTGGCATCCTGAACATCGTATTCCCTGAACTCCAAAAGCTAGTCGGTATGAAGCAGAATGCTTTCCACAAGCATGATGCATTCCGTCATACGTTGAACGTATTGGACAACGTCCCAGCCGATACAACTCTACGCCTGTCCGCTCTGTTCCACGACATTGGTAAAGCTGCGACTCGCACCAACAACAACGGTCGAATCCAGTTCCTAGGACACGCCGAAGCTGGTGCCAAGATCACGCAGGAAATCATGCGTCGGTTGAAATACACCAACGATGACATCAACCGTGTTTCCGCTCTCGTCAAGCACCACATGGACCTCAAGAGTGCTGGTCCTGATGCTGAACAGATTCAGGATAAGACCCTTCGAAAGTTCATTTATCGCGTAGCAGACAAGTTGGAGCCTCTACTCAAACTGATGCACGCCGATAACATTTCCCATTCCGACGCCGCATCAATGCCAAGGCAGATTGACGCAATCCGCAACAAGGTGCAGGGGTGGGATATGGCATCCATCCTAAACACCAAATCATTGCTGGATGGCAATGAGATCGCGGCTCTTGGGGCAACCGGCAGACAAATCGGTGAGATCAAAGACCGCATCTTGCTACGAGTTCTGGAAAATCCAACCTTCACCAAAGTGCAGGCGATTGACCTTGCTCGGAACATGATTGCCGCTTCCAAAAGATAATCATTGATTTTCACTGACTTTTCTGCTATAATAGATATATGGCGAAAAGATCAAAACAATCTTCATCAATTCCCGAACTAGCTGCATTAGACAGTGACGTTCTAACTAAGCTACTTGCTTCGACGGGCAACTCCTATGCGGCTATCCTAGAGAATACGGAAGACACATACGAGTTCTTCGACACAGGCAGCTATTCACTCAACCTCCTAATGTCCGGTTGTACCCGTAAAGGTCACCCAGACAATTTTATCACGGTCCTTGTGGGTGAAATGGCGACCGGTAAATCCTTCTTCATCATTGGAATGGTCAAGGAGTTCATCAAGAAAAATCCAAACGGTATGGTGTTTGTGTTTGAGTCGGAAAATGCTCCGACTTGGTCCAAGGCCAGCATTGCCAAATTGGGGTTGCCGACTCGCAACATTTCCCTCATCCCAGTCATCACAATCCAAGAGACGACAAACCAAGCACTGAAGCTGGCAAAAACATACATGGATATTCCAGAAGCCAAGAGGCCACCAGCCATGATGGTACTCGATTCTCTGGGTATGCTTTCGACTACCAAGGAAATGGCAGACTCCGAAGCCGGCAAAGAAGTCAAGGATATGACAAAGCCTGGAGAAATCAAAAAGTTCTTCCGTGTGTTGTGTCAAAAACTTGGTCGTGCGCGTATCCCGATGTTTGTCACCAACCACATGTATGATGTGATCGGCGCGTACATGCCGACTAAAGAGCAAGGTGGTGGCAAGGGTCCGAAATACACCGCATCGACTATTCTGTTCCTCAAGAAAGCCAAAGACAAGGACAAGGTGACCAAGCAGGTCGCTGGTGTCATCGTCACCGTGACGACCAACAAAGGCCGATTGACCAAGGAGAATATGTCCGTCAAGACGTACATTTCCTACAGCAAGGGTCTGGACAGATATTATGGTCTGTTCGAAGTGTGCTATGACTACGGGTTACTCAAGAAGGTAGGCAAGCAATACAAGTTCCCGACAGGTGAAGTGGCTTTCAAGAAAACCATCGACAAAAACCCAGAGAAATACTGGACTGAAGAAATGCTGGATATCATCGACAAAGAACTTGGAGAAAAGTACTTCATGTATGGTGGTGACGGGCAACCTATCATCAAGGAAGTGGATGAAGAAGGTAACGCAATTGAGCCAGAGTTTGAAGAAGGAGACGAAGAGTAATGTACAAGTTTGTAGAGAACAACAAACATTTTCTGGCCATCGAACTAACGGAGGAGTCCCCTTACCCGGGACTCCGCTTCACCATCGATTTTTCGACGGTGGTTATGGTCGATGAGCCACCAGCTGAAGATGGATCAGCAAGAGTTACATTTGACTACCAAATCCTAGACAAGGCTGGACATGATGTAGATGAAAAGTCGGAATCTTTCTCACAAGTCGCGGGCGCGGTATTCCTTGATATATTAGATAAAGCACTGAACGATCACACCGAAACTCTTGCTTCCGAAGCAACCGACCTGCTATAATAGAAAGATGCCATCAATATCAAATACGATTCTACGAACTCTAATCAAAGATGAGGATTACCTCCGGAAGGTCAAACCATTCATCGTCCCGGAGTATTTTGAAGATTCGACTGAGCGCGCCGTATTCGTAGAGATACAGGACTTCTTTGACAAGTACAACGCTCTACCAACCAAGGAGGCTTTGGAGATCAACCTCAACAATAACTCCAAGCTCACCGAGGACCAAGTAGAGAAGGCGAGTGAACTAGTTGGAGATTTGGTAGCCGACAAGACCAAATCTCCAGAAGTTTGGTTGCTGGATCAAACTGAAAAGTGGTGTCAAGAGCAAGCACTCTATGGCGCCATCATGGAATCTATCCATATCATTGAAGAGAAGAAATCTGGTAAGGGTAAGCAGGATATTGGTGTCCTTCCAGAGATTCTGTCAAAAGCCCTCTCGGTTTGTTTTGACCCAAATGTTGGTCATGATTATGTGGCTGGTGAGGATGAGCGGTATGAGATGTACCATGAACACCTTGCCCGTATCAGTTGGGGTATTGCAGACCTCGACAAGATCACGAACAAAGGCATTCCATCAAAGACTCTGACTGTGTTTGTTGGTGGTATCAACGTCGGTAAGACCTTGTGTCTTTGCCACTTCGCAGGCTCATTCCTGAAGATGGGTTACAATGTGCTGTATATCACATTGGAAATCTCAGAGAAGGAAGTGTGCCGTAGAATCGACGCCAACATGCTCGATGTGGATATCGATGAGATTCTTGAACTACCAGAAAACTCATACAAGAAGAAGGTAGCCAAGATGAAGGCTGGTTTGACGACTGGGCAGCTGGTCATCAAGGAATACCCAACCGCGTCCGCATCGGCTACCAACTTCAGATTCCTACTCAACGAATTGCGCCTGAAGAAAAACTTCAAGCCAGATGTTGTGCTGATTGACTACATCAACATTTGCGCGTCATCGAGACTGAAGGTCAATAACACTGGCGGCACCTACATGTACATCAAGATGATTGCGGAAGAACTCCGCGGGCTGGCCAGCGAGTTCGATACAAGAGTCATATCGGCAACCCAGTTCAACAAATCGGGATTCTCTGATAGCGATCCAGATATGACAGATACGGCTGAGTCTTTCGGTCTACCTGCTACGGCTGACTTCATGCTGGCCATCGTAAACAACGAACAGTTGGAAGCGATGAACCAATACATGATGAAGCAGATTAAGAACCGCTTCGGTAACAGTACCAAAAACAAACGATTCAACATCGGTGTGGATAGAAGCCGACAGAGGTTGTATGAACTATCCAACTCTGCTGCTAATGTGAAATTTGACGACGACAAGACTCCCAGGAGACGGTCATCTTCCAAGAGTCCTGAAACCGAAGAAAAGTTGGCAATCAGTAAGGAACACGGTTCCGAAGCATACAAGCCAGCATTCGCTACAGGATACACAAAACAGTTCGGTCCACGTGGTCAGGGTCAGTTCTCCGGCTTCAAGACAGAATAACGATTGACACCAGGTCGAGGTAGTGCTATAATAGGAGTGTGAAAACTCATAAGCACTACCTTGACTTTTTGACGGATGTGGCAGAAAACTCCGTTCGATTCGCAGAACATCGCGTGGCTGCCTGCATCGTCTATAAGAGGAAAATTGTGTCTGTTGGTGTAAATAGCCTTCGGACTGACCCATTCGCAGCTAAATACCAAAAGCACCCCGAAGCCATCTATCTTCATGCCGAAACTGCTGCCATCAAGAAAGCCGACCGCATTCTCTCCAAAAAGCAGTTGAGGAAATCCACATTGTACATCTGCCGATTGTCTCATACAGACCTACGGTGGGCTATGTCCGCACCGTGTGTTGGTTGCCGTCGTGCGATTATTGAATATGAGCTAAAGCGCGTGGTTTTCACGACAGGTGCCAACGAGTATGATACACTGATAAATACTGGTGTATCATGCCAAAACAAGCAAAGGGTATAGAGACCATCCAGGACCTGCAAGAGGTCCTGGTAGCGTTAGGCTACGAACTCAAAGAAGCCAATCCGCCATCGAAGTTGAAGGCAGTTGTCCTTCTCGATTCCAAAACAAACCGAGTATCCGAACTGGAAAAAATCGCCACCTTGATTGGTGGTGAGTATGTGCGAAGTGTGTCCGGATCTTCGGTCGGCGGCACAATCATCCAGACGCAAGCTGCCAAATCCAAACGATTCGTCGTATTAGCAAAACCAAAATCTCGCCAGGGTCTTGGGTCCGCTGGTGTCGGAAATGAAAAACTTTGCATAGACAACATACGCGACATCTTGAAAAATACCGGCGAACCGATAGATGTCATTCTCGTGGACAAGCAAAACAGAAAATTCAAAGCATCCAATGTTGTAGATTGTGTCCATGTTGGTACTGATACCAAAGGACGTAAAAAGGCAGACATCATACTCATCGGTCAAAAGAAGAACTATCCGATTTCACTGAAGCAAGATAATGCTGGCATGTGGGAGTCGGCTGATAAGTATTGGCGAGAAAATGCTCTACGCACCATTGAGGCTCTACAGAGAAGCAGAAAGATCAAACTCAAAGAGTTAGCTGGAAAATCTGGAGTGTACAAGATCGAACCTGAGGTCCTTGTCGCATGTACTCCAGAAGAAATACAGGATGTTGTTTTTGGATCAGATATTCTTCCAAATGGATGTATTGTCAAAAGAACATTCTCTTCCCCGGATTTTGAGTACAATGGAGATAAGAACACTCTAACAATACAAACCTCATACCTCATCCGAAATATGGAAGAGGCCAACGATGAAATGTATGTGCCAAAGATTCTACTCAGAAACGATTCTTCCCGTTTATCTCCAAAGGGCATTCCCGGTGTTCGGTTGATCGCCATGTTTGGTAAGCGAGGAGCGGCACTCAATATATCTCTTTCCGAGAGAAGGAAACTAGGAATCTAATGGCTGCTGACAAGACAGGTAAGAACACGCACCTTGAGCATATTGACGACGAAATCATCAATAATGGTACCGCAGGTCTGAAAGCTGCCATTCAGGTTATTGAAGTCGTTGCCGCGATGCTTGAGAACAATACACCGCAACCATTCAACGTAAGTACCAAGTGGGACGGAGCTCCCGCTATCATCTGTGGTATCGACCCTGTATCCAAAAGATTCTTTGTCGGAACGAAAGGTGTGTTCGCAAAGAATCCGAAACTCAACTTCACAAATGCCGACATCGACCGAAACCACCCAGGTGAGGGGTTGAATGTGAAACTCAAGATTGCGCTGGCTGAATTGAGCAAGCTCGGAATTCAGGGTGTCATCCAGGGTGATATGATGTTCACAAAATCAGACCTGAAGAAGCAGGTAATCGAGGACATCGAATACATCACCTTCCAACCTAATACTATCGTGTACGCCGTACAGTCAAACTCCGACCTAGCAAAGAAAATCCAGGCAGCAAAAATGGGTATCGTCTTCCACACAAAGTATAATGGGTCATCGCTGGAGAGTATGTCCGCCTCGTTCAATGTCGATATAGCTTCTCTGAAGAAAACTGCTGATGTGTGGGTAACTGACCCATTCGTGAAAGATTTCCGCGGAACAATCACACTCACAAAGAATGAAAGCGATGCAATCAAGAAACTGGTAAAAGACATCAAAGCGACCTACAAGAAAGTCGATAAGAAGATGGTCGACCGTATCACGACGGACGACAATCTAAAGTTGCTGCTGAAAACCTTCAATAACGCCAAGATTCGTCTAGGTGAAGTCATCACCAATCCGTCTCAATATACTGTAGAGTGGTTCGAATGGGTGACGAAACGCATTCAGGGTGAGATTGATGGATTAAAGCGTGATGAATCGAAAGCCAAGAAAGCTCTAGAGTTGATGACTCTCCGCGGGTGGGTCGATGAAAACAGAGCGAGCCTAGATGCGATGTACCTGTGTATGAAACTCATCGTGGATGCAAAGATTCTACTATTGAGGCCTCTGGGATCCTTGGGTGGTTTCAGTATGTTCATCCGCACAGACACCGGATTCAAAACAACGGCACCAGAAGGATTTGTGGTTTCGAATCAGTTATCCAATAAAGCAGTCAAGTTAGTCGACCGTCTGGATTTCTCAAGGAGTAACTTCCTCGCAGCCAAGGAGTGGACCAAGTAGTATTACCTAATGTTGGTGGATTATAAATATACGCATGAAACCCGCATTCATTTATATTTGGAAAGATGTGTTGAAATCCAAATTTTATGTCGGAAGTCACGTTGGAACTATAAATGATGGATACATTTGTTCTTCGGTATGGATGAAAAATGCTTATCGGAAACGACCAAACGACTTTCGGCGAAGAATACTGGAGCATACAACCGATGATGTGGTTCGCAGCCGAGAGGAATATTGGTTATCTATGATATCCGATTCGGAACTAACGACCAAATACTACAATGCTAAAAAAACTTCCGCCGGTGGTGACATATTTTCTCTTTTACCGGATGTGAAAAAACAAAGCATACGCCAAAAGTGTTCCAAGGCCAGCCAAGATTTTTGGAATAATATGACACAAAATGAATATGAGCACCGTGTCAAAACAGCATTTGGAGGAAACACATTCAGCCGAGAATACATGAAAGAACGCAATGCTCAGTTGTGTTCAAAAAAGTTTCAAGTTGTTCTGCCAGACGGACAAACAATAATCGGTGACAATGTTCGGAAGTTTTGTTTATTTCATGGTCTCAACTATGGTAACTTCAAAACGATGTTACGAGGAAATGGTAACATACGCTCAGTGTCCGGAATACGAGGTTCATACTTATGAAAGGCATTGTTATTACGTTTGGAAGATTTCAACCTCCTACAACAGGACATATGTTGCTTGTAGAGAAGGTTCTCCAACTTGCCAAGAACGGTAATGCCGACCATACCATCTACGCATCACAGTCCAACGACCCAAAGAAGAACCCACTTCCATGGAAAGATAAGATCGGCTACATGAAGAAGATGTTCCCGAAAGCCACAATATCTGAGGATCCAGAAATCAAGACCGTGTTTATGGCTCTCAAGAAGTTGGATACTTTGGGGTATCAGGACTTGACTCTGGTCGTGGGTTCCGACCGTGTGAATGAGTTCAAATCGCAGATCACTAAATATATAGGACATCCCGATCCAAAATTAGCGTATAGCTTCAGGAAGTTCGAAGTTGTTTCGGCTGGTGAAAGAGATGCTGATGCGGATGATGTTTCGGGTATGTCGGCGTCGAAAATGCGCGCCTTGGCTACAGAAGGGAATTTTGCCGTATTCGCAACAGGCGTTCCTGATACGATGAAGTTGTTGGAGAAACTGAACTTGTTCAATACACTACGAAAGCATATGAATCTACCAGAAATCAAGGCTGGTAAATAATGCCATATACACATCAATCTAACTTTCGCAAACCCAACGATGCCGCAACAGTTGCGCGCCGGCTTGAAAAGAGAACTGGTGTAGGCATCGCAGGCTTTCGAACTGTCCTTGGGAAGTACAAACCCGGTTCCACCAAGAGTGAGATGGAACGAGCATTCGAGCGCGACAAGAAAATCACAGACATGAAAGATGGCAACAAGGTGACTCACATCGGTGAGGTGTCAGTCGGCTTCTATTCAAATACTACACCAGCACTTCCACGCAAAAAAGAATGGAATATCGATACAACGTATGTGAGTGAATCTGGAACATATTCATCGCTGAAACTGTCTCCGACCTCAGCAAAGCTGCTGTATTCATGGATGGCAGCACAGGGTGTCGAAAATATTGTGCCACAGGACGAGATGCACGTTACAGTCGTGTGGTCCGAAAAAGAACTGAATGGGTATCTACCGAACGAAACATCTTTCATGGTCCCACCGGCCTCATATGAGTGGAAAGTCCTCGGTAATCCTCCCGCACTTGTATTGTCATTTTACAGCCAACAGTTGAACGATAAATACAAGGTAGCAAAGATGTTAGGGGCTGAATCAAAGTTTCCGTACTTCATACAACATGTTACCGTATCATACACTTGGGACCACAGAAACGATATGAGCCAATTAGAACTACCTCCATTTCCAATCATGCTGGTCAAGGAAACAGTGAAGCCCCTAACGGAAGATGCACGTTCGTTGAGCCGACTACCAGAACTGAAAGCCTTCACAAAACGCAATGGATGGCAACTGCGAATGACAAATAGCCGAGACGTAATGATTTTTGTGAAGGGCAATATGGAACTGTTCCTGTTCCCAGAAGTTGGAGAACTCAAATCATATCACTCCGGTCTGAGAGGGTTCATGGCTGGGCCAGTCAGATCGCAAGAGTATCAGTGGAAGTTAGAAGGACTTGACCCCGAACCAGCGTATGGTCTGACCGCGGTTGAACTTGACACCCACATCAAAGCACATAAACGAGGACGTTAGACAAATGCCAAATACACGAATCAATCACCTTTCGGTTGCCAGAAAGTACATGGAAAAAGCCAACAAGTTGAACCAACTTCTACAATCCAAAGGTCTCTCCAAATCACACGCTGATTACCAAAAGTTGAAGAGATTCAAGCAACGTGCCGAAATCCACATGGCACAGCACAAGGATATCTCGGAATTTACGGCTTTCTCGACCAGCCGAAATCCATATCTAACCAACGAAGGTGAAGAGAAGGAACCCGTAAAGAGCTTCAAGGAGTTTTCCAAGAAGAAGGAAAAGGACGAGGAAGACGATGAGGAAGAAACTGCCAGAAATGAGTCTGGTAAGAAAATGATGAAGCTGTCTGGTAAGAAGGACAAGGTTATCATCAACCCACAAATGCGTACAATCCAGGTGAACCTACCCGGAGGTCAGACAAAAAACCAATGAAACCCCTAGAAGAAACAATCATTCAACTCTTGGAAGATAGTGCAGTCGATCAAGTCATTTTCGACGTACCACTATTCATCCGTCTTTTGGAATATGCAAAAGAAGATGCCAAAACCGACATGGACCTTCATGAAGTCTCCGAAAAAGCCATCAAACTCTGTAAGTCCCGCGGTTGCTTGACGATGAAGGACTACGCTGAACTTGTGCGGTAAACTCGGCAAAATCGGACTTACGCTAAATAGGAGTATGGATAGAAAATTTTACGTCTATCATATTATAGACCCAAGAACTGGTATGGTATTTTATGTTGGAAAAGGATGTGGAGATAGATACAAAAGTTCGTGCTACAAATCTTCTCCAAATAAACGAAAACAGAGAATCTTGAATGAGATCAATGAATCCAAACATACACCCATCATAAAATTTGTATATACCAATTTGACAGAACTTGAAGCCTACCGATTAGAAGCCGAGGAAATTGGAAGATGGGGACGAATCGGCTACGAACCGTTCGGCACACTAACCAATGTATTGTTAGGTGGTGAAAAATACCAACATAGTGTCAGGAGAGGTTTTCGAGTTTCAGACGAAACAAAACAAAAGATGAGGCAAGCAAAATTGGGTGTGCCAAAAGAACGAGGACACGCCGATAAATTGCGAAGCATATTACAAACGAACTCATTCAAGGGTCCACACACCGAAGAAACCAAGATCAAACTACGAAAACCATTACTAAACTATCCAAAGACACGAAAGTCCGTGGGATCTCCAAGTGAAGAAACCCGGATGAAAATGAGAAAACCTCGTCCGTCATATCCTAAAGTAAGGAAACCACCGACTAAAAAATCGAATCTCATAAATATCATAGTCAGTCAGCAAAACGAAATCTCACGGAGAAATACACATGAGCAATTGGACACTAACGTCCCCACCTAGCTGGGTACCAAATGCAGTAGCAACAGATAAGGGTTGGGAAAACCCGGATACGGGCGAGGTTCTTGTCGCAATTGGCGAACTCGCAACCAACAACGCCGCCGGTCCTGCCCCTGTATCATACGCTTGGACTAACACAAGCACATACAAGAAGGAAGGCGATACCATTGGAATCGCAGTAACTTTCAACGGAATCGTGACAGTCACAGGAACTCCAACAATCGAAGTAACGATTGGTGTGAATGCCCGTTCGGCTGCATACGTTTCTGGTTCAGGTTCGAATGTTCTGTTATTCGAATATGAAGTGGTTGCTGGTGACACCGGTACGATCACTCGTACAGGCAATATCGTGTTGTCTGGTGGAACAATCGTTGAGACGGCACAAAGTGGTAAGTTGGGTGTATTCACAATCGGTAATGCTGGTTCAAACTATACTGGAAACTTGGCTGTGAGTTTCACCGGTGGTACTGGTTCTCCAAAGGGTGGGGCCGGCGTCGGTGTGATTGCTGCTGGTTCTCTCGATTCTATCGTACTTGACGACGAAGGAGCTGGTTACACTGGTGCTCCTACAGTCGTATTGACAAAGCCTGGTTCCGGTGCAGTTCTTACTCCAGTCGTAGTTGGTGGAGAAGTTGTTGACATCCTGATTACTGATCCAGGTTCTGGATACACGGGTGCTCCTACTCTGTCAATCGCTGACACGGGTAACGGTGCTGATGCTACTGCGACCTGCACAATCCACGATGGTGGTATTGCCACTGTCACAGTAACAGCACCTGGTACGTCTTACGACGACACCACGGCCGTGACTGTCACGAAGCCTGGTTCGAACGCTGCCGCAACAGTTGCCCTGAAGGCTGTAAATGCTACATTGGTACTTGCTACTCTGGGTGACGCAACCAACGGTACAGTAGACAATGCTCTCGCAAATCCAACAGTTACCCTATTGGGTGGCCCAAGATTTGAGACGGGTGAAGAGATCGTCCTGAAGTTTGCGTTTGCTGAACCAATGACGACTATGGGAACACCCGAAGTAACTTTGGCGATCAATGTCACGAATGTTCTAGCGGTCCTTGATCCTCTGAGATCCGAAGGCAACAACCTATACTTTGTGTACACCGTTCTTGGAACTGATGTGTGCGCGACTGCTGAATTCACAATCGATGACGCTGGTGGAGTAGCTATTGCCAACGGACAGTACATCAAAGATGCTGCTGGTAACGACTGGGCCGGAACATTTACCGCTCCAGCCACAACCACAGTGAGTGTGAATACACTCAAAGTTGATTCCGTAACAATCGTTGACGGTGGAACCGGATATCACCAAGCAACCACGACAATCGAATTCGCCGTACCACCTGCTGGTGGAACTCGCGCCGAAGGTACTGTAACAGTTGATGGTGGTGTGATTACTGAAGTTCAAGTTACAGTAGTTGGTTCTGGATACGTCGAAGTTCCAGCCATCACAGTAACAGATAGCGATGTTGCACCTGGTGCTGATGCTGACTTGCTTGCTGTAATGGAATCTGACCTAGCTGCTGCTCCAACAATTACAACTGTAACCGATATCAGCGGTGCCAAGAAACTGGGTGACCCGATTCTTGTGTCCGTCAATTTCGACCAGAAAGTGAGTGTCAGCTATGTTGACTTGAAGCCTACTGTTGAGTTGACAATCGGAACTGGTGACCCAGTGTTCGCAGAATACTACAGTGGTTCTGGTACTCAAACACTCGTGTTTAGATACGTTGTCGTGGCTGGTGATAGTGGGGCTACTGTAATCGGCGCCGACGCCGTTGTAACTCAGCCTAACTCTAGAATCCAGAACAGTTCGGGTGTCAATGCAGTACTTACCCACGTTGCTCCTGCATCCACACAGACCGTTGACACAACGGTTCCAACAATCGTAGGTATCACCAGATTGCTTGGACCGGCATACATCACGGGTGACAATCTGGATTACGAAGTTGAGTTCTCCGAGGCTGTGAATAAGACGGGTACTCCTCGCATCGCAGTTGGTATCGGTGAAAATACTCGTTACGCAAACTACCAAGCCGGTCACGGTACTGATACTCTGACCTTCCGCTACACAATCCAAGCAACCGATTATGCTCCTATCCCAGGACAGGGATTTGCTCTGGATAACTACATTGACTTGAACGGTGGAACACTGAAAGACGTTGCCGGCAACGCCGTAGCAAATCTTCAGTTCCGTCGTCCAATCAATACGACAATCACAGTCAACGCATAATCACCGGAGATACAATGAAAAAGAAACTGATGAGTGAAGAGTGGTCGGGGAGCCTAGAAGTAGGCTCCCTGGGCCGCCTAACAGACCAAGAATCCATTGATAGGTTGAACTATGAGTTGGACAAACTGAACTATGGTCAATGTCTCAACCCCTACAACCCTATCAACAAAATCCGAAATATGCTGGCTGTGGCTGGATTGTCGTTCGACAACATCCTGACCTTCCCGTTCCAGAATGTTCAAGATACGGGTGGTAAAAACACTGGTGGTAGTTCAGTCGGAGACAACAAAGTGTTTATGACTGGAACCCTAACGCTGCCTCTGAAGCAGTACGGTGGTCCAGTCGGCATGGACACCCAGGGTAAGTATAGTTCCGAAGATGGTGTGAGCAAGAAAGTTCCTGGTGGACTTGCTCTATCATTGACTTACACAAAGAACCGCGGGTTGTGGACATTCAGTTCAGTGGTTGTTCCAGCACACAAAGATGTATCGGACGCAATGCTCGGTGAAAAGAGCCTCGGTGAAGCCAATCAAGGTCATTCAGAAGTCCACACGCGCCTGCTTCGCCAGGGATATAAAGTGTCATCCCGAGGCCTGTATACAAATGATGACGGTGAGAAGGTTCGCATTCATGGAGCCACAAAGCAAGTGTACAAAGTGAAGGAAGAGTGCGGCACAGACCATGAGAATATGAAAGAAGAGTTGGATCCTGTCCGCGATGTCGCTTCTCGCAAAGGTATTGTTGGAAAGTTGAAGGGACTCGCCCGCGATGCTGCCAAGAAGTACAAGGCTCATCAAGCTGCTGGTGATGCTGCTGCGAAGAAAGCACGAAAGGACATGGGTCTCCAGGAAAATCCAAGAAGCCATGAATACAAATCCATGGTCCGCGGGTTGGGTGCTCCTGTTGCACACCAGGTCATGGGTGTGAAGTCGAACTACAAATCTGCTAAGTACATCAACCCAGGTGTCGGTAAGAAAAAGAAGTTCTCCAGTGTAGTTCATGATCCTGCTCCAAATCTTCCTGAAGAACAGAAGTTGCTCCTTGGTGGAAAGAAGAAAAAGAAGTTCATCAACCATGACCAGTTCCTGCAAGTATATAAGGATGCAGATAAGAGAGTCAAGGACGCCAAAAAATCCAAATGAAACCAGAAACTCTAACAAGAACGCTCGACAAGGTCCGTCATGTGAAGGCACTGGCTCGCACCAACGTGGGTACAGTGCCTTCACGGAAGGTTTTTGTTGACAAGAAATCCAAGAAGCCAAAGTACCCACAGAAGTACGATGAAGATTTCTCCTTGAAGCCAAAGAGTGCTGTGGATGCTGCGAAGCGTAAGGTAAATGAGCCAGATGCCAACAGAACAGGAACTCCATTCGGTGGCTACTCGTTTGACAAGAAAGCTGACACTGAAAAGGTCAAGAGGTCTGGTGTATCTAAAGGTGCATTCAAGACCGCTGTGAAATCATCCAAACTTGCGAATCATCCTGATAGTGCTGCAAGATACACGGCCGACCTTCATAAGAGCGCGTACAAGAAAACTTTGCGTGACAAGGGAATCAAAACTGAGGAGACGGTCATCAAAGATCCATTGGCTCCTCGTGATGAAAAGTGGTTCAAGCAGAAGGGTAAGGAATCCAAAAAGAACACCGACGAAATCAACAAGACTCGCCAGGGTTACGGTGACTATGCCGGTACACCATTTGATGAAGGTCTGATGGACTTCCTAAAGAAAGGTAAGAAAAAGGAAGAGCGCCCACACCCAACACAATACGATAGATACCATGATGTCTATGACCATGAGCTACCAGAGTTCAAACCTGAGTGGCAGAAGTATTCTTCCAAGAAGAAAGATGATGGTGTAAAGAAGGAATCAGCCCCTCCAGGGTTTGAGGGTACAGTCAAAGCCATGAAGAAGCACAAGGATATTTCAAATCCGTTCGCTCTCGCATGGTCGATGAAAAATAAGGGCTTCAAGAGCCATGTGAAGGAAGCCACAACACCTGCTGAAACAAACCCATTCAAAGCTGCTGTAGCCAAACAGATGGATATAAAAGCTGTGCCACTGGATTCAATCAAGAACCGCATGGACAAGATAGACCGCAAGTACAAAAGGATATCCAGCATCACCTAACTAAATAGTGATGTATGAACTTTGATAGATTATCCGACGATAACATCATGCTTTACATGATGCGGAGCTACGAGAATCCGCACTGTAAAAACATTCAAGAGTTTTGGGATGATGTGAACCGCATCAAGTATTTGAAGCGGTTGTTTCGCCGCTACAAAGACAAGCGAATCCTAAAAGATCGGTTGATACTCAACCATCTTATCACATTCTACAACGTGTTCCCACCGGAACACGCGACGAGAATCCTATTTTTCAAACTGGAACGTGACCTGTGGGTTTCACTCGCCACGTTCCTTTCTTTTTTGAGCCTGCTACCTGATGAAATCTATGGTGTGCGCGAAGAGGTCGTCCTGTCTCGCAACATCCTGCCCGATCTACACATTATGGACACTTTACGCAAACTATAAATAGGGGTACAAATATGAAGCGATTCAAAAAATTTGCTGAAGAAATGGGCGGCTTCGCTGGTGGCGCAGGCGCCGTTGCCCCTATCAACAATGTCGGTGGTGGAAACATCGCAGGTGTTGGTATTGGTGTGAAAGGTGAACCAGGAGTTCCTGGTAAAGTGTTGCGAAGAAAGAAGCTCCAACCACTTTCGGTGGATAAAGTCCACGAAAGCACCTTTATGGGTCACCAAGTATTTGAAGTTGATGGTGATGTGTACCACAAGTCACGGTTTGGTAAAAAGAAGTATTCGCGTTGGGCAAAGGAGACTGGTGGGAATGAAGATGTGTCCACATACGGACGCAAGACGCGCAAGCCGATCATAGTCACAAATAAATCCACGGGTGCTATGCAGTTCTTTAGACACCCTAAAGACAAGAAACCGCTATAACACAAAGGAAACCAATACTGTGCAGTTGGAAACTACCATAACCATGCCCCTACTCCAGGTGTTGAACGCCCTGGGCAACATCGCTATTTTTGCGGTGGCTATTTACGTTCGTTTCCAAATCAACAAATTGGAAACAAAGATTCTACACGATGACGTTCAAATGGAAGAAAAAATCCTGAAGATCGTCAACGGCAAATACCTGAAAACGGAACTATACACCATGGCCCATACAAACCTCATCGAGAAAGTGGATAGCGTGAGAAATGACGTATCCAAATTATGCGACAAAATCGACAAGTTCATTGATCGGATCGAGAGTGATACCAAGGCTAACGAAGCGAAACATGATGCGTATGAGAAGAGTGTGGAAAAGAAGCTAATAAAGCTGGCCGGTATTCCGTGCCCATTCCAAGAGAAGAAGAAGTTTTTGCTGGAGGAAGACTAATCTTTATTGACATTTGCTAACCCAAATGTTACAATAAGATGTGAGCCTATTCCTCGAACACAAATACACTAATCTCCTGTCGGTCAGGTTCGACAGGTTCACCAAGAAATCCGCGCGCCTCTACAACTGCAAATGCCCTATTTGCCTTGATTCCAAAAAGAACAAGAGTAAGGCGCGCGGTTACTTCTATGTGCGGATGAACCGTATCAACTACAAGTGCCACAACTGCGGTGCGAGTATGTCGCTAGGTTCGATGCTCAAGGAATTCGATCCGACTCTGTACAAACAATATGTGTATGAGCGGTATGCGTCCGGTGAGAATGGTCATTCCAACTACAAGAAACCGGATGAGTCTGTGCCATTCAAGTCAATGGTCAAGAGAATCAAGACAATACCAAAACCCAATGAACTGCTGAGTCTTGACACAATCCTAAAGCTGCCTGAAGGGCATTTCGCCAAAGAGTACATTCGAGAACGGTTGATTCCAAAAAAGTTCTGGTCGCGTCTATACTACGCACCTGACTTCAAAGCCTTCATTGACGAGATTCTGCCGAATAAATATCCGAGCCTTCAGCCGAACGATGCGCGGTTGATTATCCCATTCTACACTAAGGATGGGACGTTGTTTGCCATCCAGGGTCGCTCTCTTGGACAATCCAAGCTGCGATACATCACCATCAAACTGATAGAAGAGGAGCCGAAAATATATGGCATGGATAAAGTCAATATGGAAGATGACTTCTACATCACCGAAGGTCCCTTCGATTCAATGTTTGTTCCCAACTGCATCGCCGCAGGTGGAGCAGATATACCGTTCGATCAAATACCCAAAAATGGAATCTTCATCTTTGATAACGAACCTTCCAACAAAGAAATCCTAAAGAGGATGGAGAAGGTCATGAAACTTGGATACCGCATTTTCATATGGCCACCGAATCTGAAAGCCAAAGACATCAATGACGCCATCATGAAGGGTACACTCCCGGATGAAATGTTCGAACTCATCCAGAAACGGACCTATGATGGCTTGAAAGCAAAAGCACTGATAACAAAATGGAGAAGATAAATGACAGAACAACGTGAAGTGATTGGGAATCCGTTATACATTCCCGTACACAATGCAGGATTTGTTGGACTTGTAGATGTGATGGGAGACGACTCGGCAATCTGCCAAGCGGCCCGTGTGTCGTATGGTAAAGGTACCAAATCGACAGCCGATGACCGCGCATTGATTCGCTACATGATGAGGCATCGACATACGAGCCCATTTGAAATGGTCGAGTTCAAGTTCCATATCAAGCTGCCGATTTTCGTGATGCGCCAGCACATCCGACACCGGACCGCGAGTGTCAATGAATACAGCGGCCGCTATTCGGAAATGAGCAATGAGTTCTATTTCCCAGAAGATACATACTTGATGCGTCAAGCGACCACCAACAAACAAGGCCGCGCCGGTGCCATCGGGGCAGAGGAAAGTGGAGTAATCAAAACCCTCATGACTCATGTGTATGATGCGGCCTACAGTGGTTACATGCACTTCTTGGAGAAGCACAATCTTGCCCGCGAATTGTCGCGTCTCGTGCTACCGGTTGCCAACTATACCGAATGTTATTGGAAAATCGACCTCAAGAATCTGCTACACTATTTTGGTCTGCGCCGTGATAGCCATGCTCAAGCAGAGATTCGTGATTTTGCCAATGCGATGTTCGAACTCGTGAAGGATAGGATTCCTCTCGCAATCGAAGCATGGGAAGATTATGCGTTCAACTCGTACACTCTGAGTGCAATGGAACTCAAGGCCTTGCGCGATGTGTTGGATGTAATGCAACCTGAGCAGGCAAGACCGATTCTGTTTGATAAGTCGATATCGGATAACGAGTACGGTATGAGCAAACGTGAGATGACTGATTTCCTCACAAAGTTTTTTCCAGCACTACTGAATGATTCAAAGGACTAGGATACATAAATAGGTTTGTGACTCAGAAACACCACATCATACCCAAACACAGAATAAACTCATGGTTCCGACGTGGTATTATAGATGAACAAACCGCAAATTGGTTGAGACAACTATATGTTAGAGTATCTCTGGAAGAACATATCAAAATACACAAATTTTGGTATGATGAGTTCGGATCTTCATTTGATGCCTTAGCATACAAACGCATGTCATACATGATTGGAAAAGAAGAACACATACGACAAGTTTTATCTGAAGCCGGAAAAATTGGAGGTCGTATAGGAAAGCCAACTTGGTCTAACGAAGATCGCATACGCCAATCCAAATCAATGTCGGGTGCGAACAATCCATATTTTGGAAAAACTCACAGCACGGTTGTCAGGAAAAAACTTTCGGATGCTGCAAAATTGAGAGTCGGTGCACAAAACCCATTCTATGGAAAAAATCATTCCACAAAAACCATACAAAAAATACACTTCAAGGTAACTTGTCCACACTGTGGAAAGATTGGAAATAATGCACCTATGAAGTTGTGGCATTTTGATAAGTGTAAATCATTAGGAGAAAACATTGCCAAATAATATCGTATTTTCGGATACGTTCCTTTCGCCATACAAATCCAACACACCACCGTTTGGATTCAACGGATTAGGATACATCGTCTATAAACGAACGTATGCCCGGACGGTTCCGGGAGAGAATAGAACCGAAGAATGGTGGGAGACCATCAAGCGATGCATCGAAGGTGCGAACGATATTGGAGCTGACTTCACCAAAGAAGAAGCTGAAAGACTTTTCCACTACATGTGGAGTCTCAAAGGTCTTCCCGCGGGACGAATGTTGTGGCAACTGGGCACCAACTCAATCACACGATTCGGAGGCAATTCTCTGCTGAACTGTTGGTTTGTTGCGATGAGAGAACCAAAAGCCTTTGAGTTCCTGTTTGAGAATCTGATGCTCGGTGGTGGTGTCGGCTTCTCTGTCAAACGTGAAGATGTGCATGAGCTACCAAAAATCAGGACCGGCAACATCACCGCGACCCACATGGCAACAAACGATGCTGACTTCATCGTGCCAGATTCACGCGAAGGTTGGGTCAAACTCCTGCACGAAGTACTCCAAGCGTACTTTGTCACAGGCAAGTCATTCACATATTCAACAATCCTAGTTAGAGGAAAAGGAGAAGTCATCAAGGGTTTTGGTGGGTCCGCTTCAGGACCATCTATCCTGATTGATGGCATGGACAAAATATGCAAGGTCTTCCAAAGTCGTGAAGGAAAGAAACTTCGGTCAATTGATGTTCTTGACATCTGTAATATTATCGGTTCTGTTGTTGTGGCTGGTAATGTGCGCCGCTCGGCTGAGATTGCCATTGGTGATCCCGACGATTATTTGTTCCTAAGGGCAAAGCGTTGGGACCTGGGTAATATTCCTAACTGGCGTGCGATGAGCAATAACTCCATCGAGGCTGATTCATTCAACCAAATCAGCGACGATGTGTGGAAAGGTTACGAGGGTACAGGTGAGCCTTATGGGTTCATCAATACTCGATTGATGCAGAAGTTTGGTAGGCTCGGTGAAGAGAAGAAAGACAACTGCGAAGGCGTCAATCCGTGTGCCGAAATTTCCTTGGCATCCTACGAGTGCTGCAACCTAGCAGAACTCTACATCAACAATATCAGCACCAAAGAAGAGATGTTGGATATTGCCTGCCTACTGTTCAAAATCCAAAAAGCCGTGTGTCGTCTCCCATTCATACATCCTGAAACCGAAGAGATCGTCCACAAGAATATGCGTGTCGGTGTAGGTATCACAGGCATTTGCCAAAGTCTGAATGTGATAGATGAGTGGTGCGAGTACGTCTATCCAAGATTGAAGGAATTCGACAAGGCTCTATCAAAGCAATGGAAGGTTCCTGAGTCGATCAAGATTACCACCGTGAAGCCGTCTGGTACACTTTCAATCCTCGGCGGATCAACACCAGGTGTGCATCCGGGCTATTCCCGTCACTTCCTTCGCCGTGTTCGAATGTCATCTACCGACCCGTTGGTAGAGCAATGCCGCAAACTGGGTTTCCATGTAGAGGCTGCTTACAACTTCGACCAGACCCCAGACAGGACCACATCAATCGTCACGTTCCCGTGCAAGTTTGATGACCGCACGGTATTGGCAAAAGACCTAACCGCAGTCGACCAACTCCAACTCCTGAAGAGACTCCAGACCAAGTGGGCAGACAACTCGGTCTCCGTTACCGTGTATTATCGGAAAGAGGAGTTGCAGGAAATCAAGGAATGGTTGGCAGTCAACTATAAGAAGCATGTCAAGACTGTTTCGTTCCTGTTACACAATGAACACGGGTTTACCCAGGCACCTCTGGAAGAGATCACAGAGGCTAAGTACAACGAACTAATGAAAAAAATCAAACCGATAAGTACTATACAGATCACGTCCGAAGGCGAGATCGGAAGTATGGAGTGCGAATCGGGGGTATGCCCGATCAAGTAAAAAGGAGAATATCACATGTCCGAAACTGTCCACATTTTCTGTGAATCTTGCGGCTCATCGTGTGAAGTACTGTTTGAGCGGGAAGACGAACTACAAGCCGTTGTCTGCTGTCCATTCTGCGGTGACGAATCTCTGGAAGAAGAGATCGTAGAACCTGATGAATTGGATGAAGATGAGTTGGATGACGAAGCTGGAGAAGAGGAGGAAGATGACGAAGAGGATGATGACTAAGTAGATATGTGAAATCAACCAAACGAACTTATAACATTCTTGCGGGGATCGACTACTCCATATGTTCACCATGTGTGGCAGTCGGTCCCTTTTCCAATTTGTCATTCGCTCAATGTGAATTCCTTGTGCTGAACGACAGAAAACCAAAATCAGACCTTCCTGACAACATCCACATAGAACCCCACCCGTCTTACGATTCAGACATCCAAAGATTCCACGATAACGCCAAACTCATAGTCCAATTCTGCATTCACCACAAAGTTGAATGTGTGTTCATCGAGGACTACGCAATGGGCGCCCGCGGCCGCGTGTTCAATATTGGAGAGAACGGTGGTATCCTAAAGCACATGCTCTTCCAAAAAGGCATTCCCTTCACGACCACACCTCCGACTGTCATCAAGAAATTTGCGACAGGGAAAGGAAACGCCAAGAAGGACGCCATGTGGGATAGATTTGTGTTGGATACAGGTCGTTCTGAACTCCACGAACTGCTGATAGGAAAGGCGAAGTTGGATTCACCGGTAACTGATATTGTCGATGCATGGTACATCGTCAAACATGGCAAAAGTCTCCTAGAGACCGCCTAAGGTACCCTGGTGGTTCCCATACCTATCTCATCAACCGGCGACACACCTAGTGTAACAGTTGTCAAGAGCAAAGTCAAGGAAAACTGAAAATATTTTGTGGAACTGCGGAAAGTGTGCAGGACACCGAACCGAGCAATATTCCAAAAAACCCCGTCTGTAACCTATTGAGCCGATTCAGGATAAAACCCTTGCTTTTCGGATATGAAAGATGTTATGCTGGTAGTGTCAGGAATGAGTAACTTCACACCAGACAAGCGTTAGACAAGTGAAAAGTTTCACGGAAATGAGCTAAGTGGATGAAACTAAAGAACAAGCCGCAGGCAACGGTCACTAAGCCGTCACGATTCGAAGATCGGTATCCATTGTCGATGGAAATGTCGGATGTGGACTGCAAAATGGGTGTCTGTTGGAAATGGAGGCAAGATCCGGCCTTCTACAAATATTGTGACCGTCTTGATTATGTCCAACTCATTCCAAAGGTGCCGTGGACTCTCCTTTCGACCAGTGAGACCTTTGACCGAGTCCAAGTTACTTACCACTGTCCGAACTGCAAAGCCAAGAAAATTTTGCGAGAGGGTATTTACCTGTGCCTCGGTGGTCCAAATGACGGACAGAGGGTTCCGTCATCCTTCATTAACCGAAACGAGTACATCCAGTACAACCTTCCTCAGCGTGGTGCGGCACACGCGACCATCGTGGATTATGGTACTTATTATCGATGGGAGAAGCATGACGCTGAAGATAAGGCTGATACACCCGCGGTCTATATCCATATTAGTTTACTTCCAGAACGAAAGGCACAGTGATGTCCAAGTACCTACACTCCTTTTCCCCCGCACCGACAGGAATCAACATCTTGGTTCGGGATGTCTTTGCTACAATCATTGACCAGGTGTTGGCTGATGGTAAGTACATTTCCAAAAAGCAGGCCCAGATTGATGGTGGTGTCAAGACAACGGGTCAGCGTGTGTATGCTCGGTTGAAATCCTGTACGTCTCCCTCTTTGTACGGCAAATGTGCAGCCTCAATCCTGATGGATCACATTAAGCTCCGAACAAATGGCAACATTTTTACATCGGAAGCGAATCGCATCATTGAACCTCTGTTGGTAGAATATCGGTCTGGAAATGATCCTGTTGTGGACATGGGTTCGATGCCGCTGCCTGCTATGTTGACGGTGTACTGCCAGTGGATTGACCAGAGAGAACATTACATAACTGAACTCGAAACCCTGTATAACAGTGCTTCGGTTGACCACACAATCATTGCTCCGCGGATAAAGAATCTGAACCCAGGTCCAGTTCCCACTGTGACCACATCCACAGTACCTTCCTATATTCCAGGAACAACATGTGCAACTGTTACGTCTCCTGGATCCAATTTTGTCAATGTCGATGAGGAGCCCGAGGAACAACCGAAAGAAGGGTCCAAACGGATTCGTATGTTTGTCAAGTGCTTGGATATCACGACACACCAGGGTGATGGGGTCCATTATACGGTAGAGGATAAGCAGCACCGGCTTGGTTGGTTTGTCGTAGACGCAAACCACGCAATCTGGAAAGATGGTCTAATCATAAAAGGTGATTGTGTCGTATTGTTGGCGCATATTCGGGAACCGAATGAACTCCACTCCGACTACAAACTCACCAATGTTCGGTTAATCCAAAATAAGAGTCGACCGCTTGTGTTCACGGATCGAGTGAATGAATACATGGACAAGACGTTCAAGGATGCACCGGAAATTGTTAATAAGTTGAAATCCTCAGACATCACTGTGACTGTGTCCCATAGACACGACAATACCTATGATACGCACATAGACCAGTGGTTTGACAATTGAGCGCCGGTGTGCTATACTTGTGTATGAGAAGAAAGAAGGTGTGTAAGTGAAAAGTACCGAGACCGTCACCAAAGCAAGGTCTAAGCCGAAGTACAAGGATAACATCACGGTCTATTACGGCCATGAGCCGGTCCTGTCTCGGTTTTTCTTGGACAAGTCATCCTTCGAACTCGAATTGGTGAAAGCCCTTACCTGGTATGGGTGCGCCAAGACACCTGAGAAGTTGAAGCAGTACACTCTCCATTACATGAAGGAGAATGGCTTCGACAAGGCCGCAATGACCGCAGCCCACAAGGCTGATGAATCCATGTTCACGACTCTGGGTTCTCTGTGTCGTCTATTCAATCAGGGTATGACGCCACCGGATGATGTGGAGAAGGAACTTCGAAAGAAGATCAAGGTCCGCATTGCAGCCATTGTGGAACAGTACGCACCCAAACCGACCGAGAAGAAATCGAAGTTTGATCGGATTCAGGAAGCGATGATCCAGCGCCGCCAGAACTACATCGCATCCGTTGATGAGGTCGTGGATAACTTCATTCGCACATGGAAGACCGACTTCTCCGCAAAGAAGTGGATCCTTGAGAAGAACATCCCACCTGTGTATGTCACGGCGATCCGAGATAACTACACCGAACTGCTGAGTGAGATTTCCAAAGCCATCACAGGTGATGACTTCTACAAGGAAGCCTACTCCAATTTCACCAAACCTCGTCTGTGCCTGCTTCGGGAATTCCTCATGAAGCTCATGAAGGAATGTGACGAGTATTGTACCGGTACCAAGAAAGCCCGCAAGCCTCGTAAGGTCAAAGAGAAGTCGCCTGAGAAGATTGTCAAGAAGGTGAAGTACTGTCATGGTATTCCTGAACTGAAAATCACCTCGGTGAACCCCGACAAGATTGTGAAAGCAAGTCAGGTGTGGTTGTTCAACACCACTTACCGCTACCTCACTGTGTTGAATGGAAAACCCGATGGGTTGATGATTCGCGGCACCACTGTGTATAATTTCGATGAGGACACTTCCATGAAGAAGAAGGTCCGAAAGCCGGCAGAAGTGCTGCCGAAGGTCGTTGGAGAAGGCAAGGTATACTTGCGAAAGGTGATGGATTCCATCAAGTGTCGCGCTCAGGCGGCGAAGGGACGCCTGGGCGATGATACTGTGATCCTGAGGGTTGTGTAATATGGATACTTATATTTCGATTGACGTTGAGACAACGGGGAAAATCCCCAGCCAGCATAAGCTACTCTCCATCGGGGCCGTCCCTATCATAAATGGGGAAGTGAAAGCGAATATGGGACTTTCTATCTTCATTCAGTCCATAGACCTCTATGCATTCGACAAGGGGTCCGTCGGACCAGAATGGGATCCCGATACATACGATTGGTGGATGCATTCAGACCGAGCCAATGCATGGACAATGTTGCGCGATGGTATTGACATGTTCGGATTGAACCCGCGGGATGCAGCGTCCGCATTCTACCATTACGTCAAGGCCTTACCTGGTCCTATCTCAATGGTAGCCGATCCAGCCACATTTGATGCCGGCTTCATTTGGGAACTTCTGTACCGCGGTTGCGGTCAAAGATCCATCGATGAACTCGGCAGAATGCGTATGGTGGATATCCGGACGATGCGTATGTGTAGGTATGGTGTTGAGTATTCCGCCGCCAACAGAACACTTGTTCCAGATAGTGTGACAGAAGATGCACCCATTACCCATGATGCGTTTGCCGATGCGTATTGCCAAGCTCTCCAGTTCAAGTATTTGAAGAATCTCAAAGCACACGGTGAGCGAATTGTCCCGTGGAACGACTAAAGGAAACCAATGATTCTCGTTGATTACAGCCAAGTGTGCATTTCCAACCTGATGCAGCAAATCACGTTCGTACCGAAGATTGAGGAGAACCTCATTCGGCACATGATTCTGAACAGCATCCGGTCCTACAAGATGAAGTTTGGGAACCAGTATGGTCCCATGGTCATCTGTTGCGACGGTCGAAACTACTGGCGAAAGAACGTCTTCCAGTACTACAAAGCCAACCGAAAAAAGACCCGCGACGATTCTCCTCTGGACTGGCAAGAGATTTTCGAAATGCTGAACAAGATCCGCGATGAGATTGCCGAGTCATTCCCGTATCGCGTGATGCTGGTGCCCGAAGCAGAAGCCGATGACATTATTGGTGTGCTGGCAGTCGATGCATCCAAGACCGGTGAAAAGCTGCTGATTCTGTCTGGTGATAAGGACTTCGCACAACTCCAGCGGTACCCTGGGATTACCCAGTATGCACCGATTCAAAAGAAGTTCATTGTGGAGAAGAACCCGATTCGGTTTCTCCAGGAACACATCCTGCGTGGTGACTCAGGTGACGGTATTCCGAACATCCTATCGGCTGATGATTGCTTTATCAACGGTCGCCAGTCACCTCTACGCCAAAGCAAGATTGATGAATGGATCGGCAGCGGTCTACCTTTGGAGACCGTGTTTGCATCCAACAGCAAGCTGCTGAAGAACTACCACAGGAACCGCGAAATGGTTGACCTGACTTTCATCCCTCTAAATATTCAAGAGAGGATTCGCGCTGAGTTTGAAAAGCCATTGGCTAAGTCCCGCGGCGGGTTGTTCAACTACTTCATCAAACACAACCTAAAGAATCTTCAAGAACACATCGGGGAGTTTTAATGCTACAGAAAATGTCGGTTGGTGAGATTTTTCAGGCGATTGGGAAAGCCAAGTCGCGTGATGAAGTGATTGGGTTGCTTCGCGCATACAATAACTCGTATTTCCGCGAGTACCTGAAAGTGATGTTCGGTCCCGTTGAGGAGCTTGACTTCCCTGGATTGCCGGCTTACACACCGAGTGTCATGCCTGAAGGTATGTCAGAGACAAACCTCTTCCATGAGGCACGCCGTCTGTACATCTTCAATAAGAAGCAGAATGTTGGCATCAAAGAGATCCACAAGTGCCGAGCCCTTCAAACGATGTTGGCAGGCTTGAACAAGATTGATGTGGATTTTGTTGTCAATCTGCTACAGGGTAAAGCATGTCCAGAAACATTGACGATTGATATTGTGGATGAGGTCTTCCCGGGTCTCATTGCACCCGACCGATTTTTTCGTCCGTCGAAGGTGGTTGAGGTTGTGGTGGAACCTGAAGCGGAAGTTGTTCCAGAGAAACCAAAAAAGGTGAAGAAGAGTGCTGCGAAGAAATAAGCGATACAACATTACTGTTGGTTCTTGTGAAGAGATCACATTGGACAAGGGTTATTCAGTTGTCCTGAACGTGGCGGATGTACCGTTCAACCTAAACATCAAACGTCTTGGTTATGGTCGTTACTTCTGGTACCCAGTCAATGAAGAATCCAAATGGGGATTCGGACCGTTCTTCTGGGCAAAGAGATTGTTGGATGAAGCTGTAGGGCAAGGATACAGTATTGGTATCCACTGTGCCGCGGGAGCGCATCGTTCCCCGATGATCGCTCATACATGGATCCAACACACAAACAAGAGAGAAGGTATCATCGAAGCCACGTTTGATGGTGACGGTACCGATTGGTCCATCACGCATGACAACTACCACCCATTCACAATCCAAGATCGTTGGAATATTGATGTGAAAGATGGTACTATTCCAAATGACATCTTCAAGTTCTATGATGTCATGGACGCATGTCCCAGCTACGGACTCATGGGGTGCACCCGAAAGCTGTACTGATAAGTAAGTATGAATGTCCCTTACAAAACCTCTTCAACCATATGCCGTGACGACAAGCCGAGTCCTGTATTGGTTCAATAGGACGAACCGGATCATTTTCAACTACGAAGTTCCAAAACCCAGAAGCATCATATTCACCGAACGTGGTATTTCCATGTGGGGCGCGTGTTACCCGTCCGAATCTAAATCAGGACCGATGTGGTGGGACCTAAAGGTCATGCGAACCTTCCCGACCTTTGTTTCATTCATAGAGTGCCTGACTCATGAAATGGTCCATGCACACTGTTATTGGTACGCCACCGAAGAGTTCATCCAACCAGGACACCGCGGGCACGGGAAGACGTTCTTTGGATGGAGACCTAGACTCGCGGAATACGGGATTCACCTGTCAGGTCGCATGTTGTCCCCAGAAAAGTCCAAATCCAACACAGAAATGATGAAGATTAAACTTTCTTAATGTAGTTGCGATGGGTGTATCAGTATGCTATACTGGTTGTGTAGAGAAATGCTGAATCACCTAAAGACCTTCCTGAAGAGGAACCCTCCGCTGATGATTGTTGAAGTGATACGAGAGGGTCCAGACCGAATCGAGTTTGTCTTTTCCAACGGTATCTCTCAGTGCGTCTTTGGAAAGAAAATGATACCCAAGGCCGTCGATGTGCTTAAGCCGCTAATGAACGCGGATACCAAGCAGACCGCCAAGTGGTAAGAAAGGAGATTTCGATATGCGTGTGTTTGTGATGATAAAGGGATTGCCTGGTTGTGGAAAGTCCACGGTCGCGGAGAAGATGATTGCGGACTCCTCGGAACCTTGTGTCCGAGTGGAGCGCGACGATATCCGAGTGTATCTTGGATACCAGTTGGGTAAGATGAACAAGGAATC